GGACGGCGCGATGTCGAACCCCATTCCCCGGCTAACCCCTGCCCGGATATCGCTCTCATACCCAAGCTGCCGCATCCCTTTCTGGATCAGGTGCCGGTCGATGGTGAACTCGCTGATCCCGCTCATGACGCGCAGCCTCGGGGCGACGTAGTTGAATGGGAACACCCAGCGATTGGCAAACCGCGTCACCGGCAGGATCACTTCCCCGGTCTGGAGCGTTTCCGATACGCCGTTGACCATGTCCGTTGCCAGGTTCAGGACCAGGATGGACGTATTGAGGTCGAACCCGGTCTTGTAAGCGCGCTTGATCAGCATGTTCATTGCGCTGCCGTAGAATGGATACATGGCCGATGTCCCGTTCAGGATCGTGGCTGCCTGGGACGAAGCCGTCTGATCATCGAACAATGTCGGGAACGGCGAGACGCGCTTGAGCAGCTTGCGCTTGAGCCATTCGGAGAGCGACACAGCTAGGTTGCCGAACAAGCCGGCCACAGCCAGGGCGGATATGTAGAGCGGCAAAGCTTTGAGGTGCCCCTTCACGAATCCCTGGCCTGCAATCCGGTCGCCCATAGCCGATATCTTCATCATTTCCATGGCCGGGTAACCGCCGAAGATCGAGATCAGCGACATGAGCCGGTTGCTGCGGAACGCCATTGGCCGGTTGGTCAGCGCGGGCTGGTTGTTCTCGACCGATAACCCAAGCACAAGCTGGTCATACTGATCCTGGGTGAACAGCCGCATGTCTTCCGGGATAGGGAAATCAATCTCCCCGTCGACAATCCCGATGTCATCGCCGTATCCTTCCGCGCGCCTCCGGTCCATGTACGCCTTGTAGAAATCGTGCATGGCCTGGTCGACGTTGATACCGTATCTGCCCAGGAACCTGCGGAAATCCACAGCCGCCTTGTCGACTCCGGAAAGCCTGCCGCCCACTAGCTCCTCCGCGGTGAACAGGTTTGCCGGGTTGGACAGATCGCCAGGATCCGATCCGCGCTCCGCCGCCAGCCGCGCTCGTTCCGGGCCGTAATCGATGGCTCGGTTCATCAGGTCCAGCTCAATCTCCGCGGCGAGCTGCCCGGACTGCATGTTGATCCGGCTGTCCAGGAACCCTACCGACACCTGCCTGACCAGAGTCGTGGCCGCACGCAGAGCCGAGGCCGCAGGGTTGAGGACTTTCGCGATGAACTTGCTGTCCGGAAGATTCTCGGATGAAAACCCGCCCGTGAACCTGTGCGCCCAGGAACTCTTCATCATCAGCCACAGGTCCCGGTTTTGATTGATGCCTACCTGCTTGCTGTAGCGGTAGAGGTTGCGCGTTTCATCCACGAACTGAATGCTCGGCTCGACGATGTTGTTGAACCAGGCCCGGCCGCCGGGAGCCGTCAGCATGGAATAGAGCGACCGACCCATGGCCGTGTTCTCGTTGAACATCACGTTGACCATCTCGCGGTACATCTGCCTGATGAACAGCCCGGTGATCTTGGTCATGCCGTTGACAATGCCGGTGTTCCTGAACCGCATCAGGGTTATGACGGCGTTGAGCGCTCCGCCAGCCCCGTTGACGATCATGGCCCCGGGCGTTGTCAGCAGGCCCGACACGCTGTAGTCCAGGAGCGCGATCCGTTCCATGTTCTCGAAGCTGGACTTGGGCTCGACCGCGAACCGCAGATACCTGTTGAACCAGTTCCGGTAATCGTTGACCGCCTTGTGCAGCGTCTTGGCCTGGAACAGGGAATAGAAAATCTCGCCGCGCTCCCTGGCCTGGACGCTGGAGAACCCTTTCAGACCCTTGTCGCGCAGGTCCTCGATCAGCCCTCTCAGTGATTCGGCCACCGCATCCAGGGAGTTCAGGTGCTCTATCAGGAAGAAGCTGGTGGCGTCATGGCCGAACCCGAGCATCTCATACCAGCCAACCACGCCGTAGTTGTACCAGGTAGACGGCACGATCTGTTCGCCGCGCTCCGACGTGAATGAGTTCATCCCGCCGAACACGCTGACCACGGATGTCTCGCTGGCTGGAGAAGTCGATTTGCCCTTGACGATGTTCTCGTACCTGGCCCAGATCCGATTGAGTTCATCCAGCATGATGCCGGCAACCTGTTCCTGCTCCAGGATCTCTTCCTCGTCACCGGTCAGGCCGTCCAGGTATTCCCGGTAAGTCTTGTCCGTCAGATCTTCAAAGCTGGAAATGGGATTGTTCGTTTCCCGAGCCCGGCGCATGATCAGTTTGAATTCCCGGCCGAACCTGTAGCTGAACCTGAAGTCCGGATTATCCGCATCAGCCACATACCCGAACAGGTATCGGTCAACGTCCGAATTGAGCAGCTGGATTTTCTCAGCGTCCGTCCCTGCATCCCGCCATTTTTCCCAGAACTTGGCAGTCTCGTACGGCAGCCGGCGATGGAGCATGCCCGGCCCGCGCTCGAACGGATAACGGACAACCGTGCGCCCGTCCTTGGTGGTTATGATCCCGCTCGGGTTACCCTTGATGGAGGCCAATGACCTGGCTCCGATGCCGTTGACCATGTCGATCATCTCCTTCTCATAGGCCATGTTCTGCCTGTAGAATTCGATGTCTTCCTTGGTGACAACATATCCATTCCCGATGACAGCGCCCTCTTTGAGCAATGGATGAAGGTTGGCAAAGCTCTGCATCGACGCTGCCAGGGGCGCATAAATCTTGGCCCGGTAATCGCCTGCATCCATCGGGCCTATGTCCGTGGCGTGGGATTCAAGCGCGCTGGACAGAAGCAGATCGAGCCGCGGCTGATGCTTGAGGATGATGGCCTGCTTCTGCTCAAACGCCGTGCTGTTGACATACATCACCGTGTTGGCCCATTCACCGACGAACCCGCGCAGATGTTCCAGGACGTACTGGCCGCAAGCCGTGAAGTTTCCAAGCCGGCCGAAGAACATCTCCAGAACCGTCCTGGGCAACCCGGATACCGTCCCTGGGGATGTCGGATTGATGGCTGGGTTGAGCAGGATCCCGTGCTTATTGATCGCAGCCCGCAGCCCGGCGGCCTTGACCGGGTCGTAATCCGGATTGTCAGTGTCGGCGATGTATGCCTGCGCTTTCTCGATCCATGCCTTGAGTTTCTTTTGGTTTTCTTGGCCGCCCACAACCGTTGATGCCAGTGAGATTGTGACAGATTCATCGCCGTCATCGATGGGGACAAGCTCGACAGTGTTCACCCCCTTGATCAGGCCCATGTATTTCATCCTGGACCCGCTGTCGTCAGCCATGGATTGACCGAGCCGCCGGAACTGTTCGTCCATCCTGACCCGATCCACAACCTTGGCCGCCTCACTCAACGCATCCGCCTGTCTGATGGAGCTTTCAACCTTGTGCCTCAAGATTGTGGCCAGCTTCGCGTTCTGGGATTTCTCAGCCTCAGTCTCACCCCAACCATCCCGAAGCAGCGCCAGAACCTCATTCGGCCTGCCCGCGGCGATGGCTGCCCCGATCTTTTCCTTCATCAACGCAACTGGCTCATTGCCAACCACATTCCTAATCAGCTCCTGCCCGTCCGCAACACGCTGCGAGAACTGCAAGTCTTTTACCATGAAATACATCACGTCATTGACAACCTCTTCCGTGGCCCCGATTACCCCAGCCTCGGTCATTCCTTCCTGAACCATCTGCCTGGCTGTAGCGATAACGTGAGCCGTGGCGGCCGAAGCTGACCTGATTTTCCCGTCCAAAATCGGCGTCAGATCGACATTCGCCGTGACGAAGTTGATGACGTTTTGGACTGCAACACTCTTGCTGGCGCGCGCGGACAATGTCTGTGAATACGCTTTCTTGGACGCCTGATCCTTGGCTTGTATGACGTAAGCCTTTGCAATATCAGTAAGTTGCGAGGCCAGAGACTTGTTGATTGCCGACTTGGTTTCAGCGTCGATCTGTTCCTCGTTGAACGCTTGCGCTTGACCCAGCAATCCTTGCACCTTGTTCTCGTAACTGCCTAGGAATCTGCGCACTGCAACCCGGAAATCATCCAGGCGCTGAGATCCTTCCCCGGCAGCAGCGGCAACCATCTGCGGCGGAACACTTGGGTCGTTCTTGAACTGATCGTAGGTTGTCGTCGCCTGGCCCAGGATCCTGGCTGCTTCCAGAACACGTTGAACTGGAGTTACAAGGAACTTGCGGATGATCGGAACCCTGACCAGTGCGTCCAACCTGCGCATTTCCTCAAGAGCTTCACCGGTCAGCCGCACGTCGCCTTTCTCGTTCTTTTGAGCCAGGACAGCCAGCCATGTGCCGACACCATCTTGGACCATCCCGAGTTGTGCGAGCGGTTCTGCGACCTGCTGGAGCCGTAGGTTGGCTAATGCGATCGCTTTCTCCTCGCCGGAATACACGCCCTCTTCCTCCATCGTGTTGATCTGGGTGATGGCCTGGCCAAGACCGTATCGTACTTCGCCAGCAATGCCACCTCTAACAGTGTTCAGATACTTTCCTTCCAACATGTTGCGGAATACGCTGTCCATGCTGTGAACCCCGAGTGCCCGACTGATCCAGTCCCATAGAGCACGCAGTATGTCCGTCACACGATCGTAAAGTGTGACTGTGTCCGTCTCCGTCTCCCGCGACAGGATGTCGTCCGCGAATTTCTTGCCGAAGAACGCAGCCAGGAATTCGGTGGCATTGATCAGGTGGTAGAACTCCCTGGGCGCATTGATATCTTTGAATGCCTGGGATGATATCGGTCCGTTGATCCACGATCGCAGGATGTCTTTTGCCTGCGGATATATGTCGGCGCGTTCCAGCTGGCGGTTGATCTCTTTCTGCCTGAGCGTCTCGATCCTGCGCTTGTCCCTGTCCTGCATCAGGTCGAAAATGACGTGGGAGATTTCGTGCGGCGCTATTTCGGGATCAGCCTGTTTACCCACAACCACATCCACGATCCAGCCAAGGTTCTGTGTTCGGCCGCCACTACCCGGGATAAGGGCAAGACGCAGTTTATTCTTGTCGATCATCCCGAACATGGGCGTGCCGATCAATGCTTCGAAAACACGGCGCGAATCGTGCGGAAGTTGCCGGACCAGGTACATGATCCCTTCCTCAGTTGGCCTAGTAGACGATTCTGATCCCTCCGGAAGTTTGCTTGGCAGCGTTGGCAGTCTAATCTCGCCGGTCGCTGGAAACCTTGGCTCATTCGATTCCCTTACATCACCAACAAATATTACGCTTCCGTAAGCTGTGTTATCAAGATCTGTCCCCCTGACATCTATTCCGTTGAATCCCAATTTTTGCACCAGATAGGTCGACGGCGTTCTCAGTCCATCTTGAATATTATTGGCGAATACAGCGGCCACAGATCGCATAGCGTCCGCAATTGTATCCTTGCTGATCGTAAGTCCCGGAATCGAAATCCATACCCTGGAAAGTGCTTTGCTCCACCCGGATGTGGGTGTATCGAAATCCTGTTTAGCTCCGGACCAAACCGCACGGTTGAATTCCTTCAGCCCATCATGAAGATTCATCGCATCCTGGGACGTCTTCGGCCTGAGCATTGTTAACCCAGAAAGATCCATTACCATGACAGGTCTGTTACTGCGTGGATTGAAGTCGGTTTTTGGATCTATCGGTTTTCCAAGGAAGTATGTTCCTGTTCCGAAATGCCCAGTAGACCTACCTGAATCCATCCTGCTCGCTTTTGTGTCGCTAGCTACACCTCCGTCCCCGTAATGATATCCAACGTCCGGAGGTGACATGCTCGGCTCGCCCCGCATCCGGATGCCGATCTCTATCGCGGCCTGCATCTTGGCTTCAGCAATAACCGGAGTCAGCTTCTTCCGTTCACTGTCAGGCCCAAGAACATTCCGCCTGACTTCAGCAACGGTCGGCAGCCTGGCGTTCTTGGCGATGTAATTGTTGTACCAGTCCGCCCAAGCTTTGGCTTCCGAGATGAGCGTGTGTTTCCCGGGGGGCGTCAGGGTTGGCGCGCGCGCGGGCTGGATGGTGCTCTTGGCGCGAAGGCTGGCCACGTACTGGCGGATGGCGTCCCGGGCCTGCTCAGTTGTCTGGTAAACCCTGCCTTTCTCGATGGGATCACCCGGCTTGATGTTTGGATCCCGCTCCGCCGGCCTGACCGTCCAAGTTGATTGCTGCCGTTCCTGCTCGATGTTGAATCCAAGGCCGGCAATGGAGAACCAGAACTTGCCATTCCCCAAGCGGTGGAAATCCTCGTCCGGGTTCAGGGCCAGGTTGCTATTTGGTTCGACTACCCGATTTACCCGCGGACGGATGACTTTTTTTTTAGGCCCGGCAACGACCCCCCGGATTTTACCTTCGGGTTTGGCGGCTTCGGCGGCAGCTTCGGCGGCAGTCGTGGCCCTGGTCGATTCGGACCCGTCATGGAGCATGCCCCAACTCATCTTCACCGAGGGTGGGCCGCGTTTGATGCTGGTGAACTCCTTGGTGCCGACAGATTTATCCAGGTCGCCTATCGCGGATCGAAACGCCATTTCCCAGCTGTCATGGAACTGTCTGCCGGCCGAATGTTCCTGGGATGCTCCGGTCTTTTTGTCTGGCGTGAACTTGGATACCAGCCAGCGAACTCCGTCCTGTGCTTTTCGGATCCAGATGAATTCACCAGTAGGATCGGAACGCTTATGCAGGATGGCGCGGTCATTTACAACCCCGGCCGGCTTTGTTCCTGCCCTGCGCGCCAGAACATCCATCGTCGATTTGTGCCGCTTCCTCTCCTCATCATTCCGTTTCTTGGCAGCCTTTTGCTCGGCGGTGGGCGGTTCGGCTGGCTTTGCTGCGACTGGCGGAGCCTGAGTTGTAGGCGCTTTGGCTGGAGCGGCAGCCTTGGGTTTGACTGGAGCCGCGGCTTTGGCTGCTGCCTTTTCCTTGGGCATCAAAGCTCTGGTCCCAGTCTTGCCCGGAGCAGCCCGCAGACCCGTTGTCGGAGCCGGCTTGGGTTTGGGCTTTGGCTTGGCAACTGCAATTTCGGGAGCTGTAGGAGCTGGTGGCGGAGGAGGCGGAGGTTTGACTGGGGCCGGTTTGACAGGTTTGGGTGCCGGGACAGGTCGCGGAATTGTTGGGGCGGGAGCTGGAGCTGGTGCCGCCGCAGGGGACGGAGGTTGAGCCAGAGCTGCCTGGATTGGTTCGCCCGTCATGCGCGCATCGTCCCACTCCATGGCAGCAGACAGAGATCCCCTGGCCGCATCCCTAAGCATCGCCTGATCCGTAACCCCGGATGCCACCAGTATCCTGAAGGCCAGATCCGGGGACATGCCGCGAACAATGCGCTGTATGTTGGGCGGTGTTCTGGAAAAAAGAAGCGCGCGCAATGAATCGTCGTCCAGCTGCTCGACTGGAATGGCGGATTCCGCGGCAGCCCCAGGTTCTGTCGTGGTAAATTCAGCAACCCCAGTGCGCAGCCCTCCAGCGATCGGAACGACCTTGGTTACGGCATGGGTAATCCCGACAAAATCCAGCTCATTCAACAATGTTTGCCGGTCAGCTCCCAGGATCGATTCGGTGTTCAATCCGGTAGTCGCCACGGCTGGTCCAGGTCTGACAGCCGCAGCTTCCGGAAGCATGGGCAGCAGTGTTTGAAGCAGGGTTTGCGCGTCGAAGTTGAACAGGTTGATCCCGTCGATATCCGCAATTCCCCTGGATCGAAGCTCGGCTGCCAACTGGTTCTTGCTCATCCTGCGCGCCACGTTCCTGGTCAGTTTCTCTGGAACAGTCCGCAATGGAGCTGGCGCTGGCGGTGGTGCTGGAACAGCAGTCCTGGCCGCCACTTCAGCATCGTACATGTCGACGATCTTCTGCATCCCGGGGCTCAGTTTTCCGCTGGCAACCTCCGCTGCTTCCCGGAAGAACTGGGGCTTCTGCATCGCGTCCTGGATGGCTTGTGTATCTTTTGAGGCCATCACAGCCTGCATTTGCGCATCAGCCGCCGTCGCCAGAGAGCGCAGTCTATCCGCAGCCGCCGGACCCAGTGCTCTGCCCAGCCGAATCGACATCCGCTGCAGGCTTTCCGGAAGAGTCTTTACCCAGGCCGCGAACTGGGCTGGATCATAGGCCGCTATTTCTTCTGGTGTTTGAAGTATTCCACCTGCCTGAGCCTGTTCCGGCACGCCTTGAGGCTGCGGTACGTTCCCAGGTTTCGCCCTTTGCTGGACACCACCTGGCACCGGCCGCCCTTGAGTCGTCTGATCACTTGGCACTCCTGTTGGTTGCGCCGGAGCACTGCCGAAGAAGATCGGTTTAGCCCGGCCGTTTGCATCGCTGGGATTCCTGACTGCATCACCGACAGACGGCACTCCCTCTTCGTCGAAGTTCAGCGCCACCCACCCAGGTTTCGGTGAGTTATCGAACAAGACATTCGTTTTCTTGACTGGAGCGCCAGGCTTTTCCCTGCCCCAAACGCTCAGCACTTCCTGGATTGTGGCCGGTTTCCCCTCCTTTGCCGGTTCAGTAACAGCCTCGGCCCAATCCATGTTGAACCCGAGCTTGGCCAATCTTTCCGGGGGAAGCGCCAGCCATCCCTTCAGCCATTTTGCGATGTTGCTCCCGATGAATATCGTCCTGGATGTCGTGGATCGCTGGGACGGCAGGCCGTTGACTATGGTGACACGGCGCGCGCGTCCACTGCCGTCCGGCAACATCAAATACTGGGTGTCATCCTCCGTCACGAATGAGCTGGCCTCGAACTCTGCCGGGGTAGGATCACGGAAAGCAGGTTCCTCCGGAGTTGGCAATGGCGGCTCAGCTGGGGCGGCTGCGGTTGTTTCCGGCAGAGGCTGGGCGATAGTCGGTTCCTGCGGAGTCTCCTGTATCTCCGCCGCGGTAGGTATTGGTGGCGGGAGTGCTGCGCCTTGAGTAGTACCTGTGCGTGTTGTGGCGGGACGTTGTCCGAAAAGCCGCCCAGTTGTTCCTCTGCCTCGAATTCCACTAACTCCAATGGCCATCCCGACCCCAGACCGAAGTCCTTGTGCGGCGATGTCGGCGGCAACCTCGGCTCCAATCGGCCCAGCCCGCAGCTCTTCCCCGGACGCCCATTCGCCAGCTGCCTCACCTAATCCTCCCAGCCCGCCGCCGGCCATCATTTCACCGCCGAACCTCGCAACCCTGCCAAGAGCGGTTTTTGCCCTGGAAGCAAACATTCCACCGAACGCTGTTGATGCAGCATCGAACGCCGCGATCGGCAAACCTTTCAGCAGCCCCAACCTTTTGGCTTCAGCCATCACGTCCTTGTCCGTGAACGCAGACATCAGCTGTTCGGGATCGGTCGTGTCATAGCCCATCTGCTGGAGCACTTCCATTATCTTCCCGGCGCGCTCCAATGAAAACGACGTTATGCCGGCCCCCAACGACATTCCGGCCCGCAACCCAAGCCTCGCTCCAGCGCCAGCGCCGAACCTGGTCATTGCCCCGATGATTCCGCCTAAGGCCATTCCGCCCAAAGCCGGGACGACACCTTTCTTGATGAACGGCCGGATCCACATCGCTGTGCTCTCGATCAATAGCTGGCCGAGAATTCCAACCGGATCACTAGCCAAGGCATTCATCATCTGCCCTGGACTTTTAGCTGTTGCGAAATCGATGTATGATTGTGTCGGAGGAATGTTGCTCATCTCCCGCTCAAGCACCCCGAGCTTCTGCATGACATCGGTCGTTGGCCCACTGACTGCCTGCTCAACCTCGCCGACTTCCCTTCCGTATTCGTAACCGCGTTCCCCAGCCCCGACAAGTCCAGCGAAGAATCCAGTCTTGCTCGGCTCAACCTCCGGCTCGGGCACATAGAATCTGCGCCTGGCACCAATGACGCTTTTCACGCCCAGAGCAGGCGGGGCAACCGGCAATCCCATCCTTTCCCTGGCCATGGCCAACCCTATATCGGTCGCCGCTGATGCCGGGCTGACAATGGCCTTTGGAATGTTGGAGACGATGGTTCGGATCAGATCCGTGCGCTGCTTCTTCTCGTCTGGTGTCCACTGGTATTTGCCTGGCCCTTCGAAGTCCTTTTCAGGTTCTCCAGCGGCAGTTCTGACAGGCCACGCGCTGGGCAGTGCCTGAACATTGGCGGCCCCACCCGGCTGCAGGTCCGGCAACGATTCGAATACGGAATCAAATGGATTTGGCACGGTATCCCTTCTAAGGCGCTGTCGGCATGAACAGATCCTCCCCAGTCAAGCGCTTGAACAGCTCAGCCACGCCAGCCTTGGTGCCGACATATTTCATGGCTGATGCCCGCAGCTTCTTGATCTCTTCAGGGGAGTACGGGCCAACGTCTGGACCTCTGAACGGCTCCCTGGACCTCATGTGCTCCACCGCATCCTGGCTCACCGGGGGCAGCTTGACTGGAACGAATCTGCCGGTCTGCCTGTCAGCCAGGACCAGGGATTGCACCTTCTTGTCCAGACTATTGTATGTGTCCCGGAGCAGTTCTTCCTGGCTCTTGCCTTCGCTCAACGGAAGCCTCTTGATCCCCTCCATGGTTTCATTGGCTTTTTCCACTGCGGAGGAAAGCATTACATCCTGCTGCTCGGCCATCCATTGTTGATTCAACGCCAGCCTCTGCACCAGATGATCGCGCTGTGCCTGATCCAGTCCGGAGAAATCTATCTGGCTCACCTTCGGAACCCGTCCGGCATCGATCAGTTCCGCCCAGCTCTTCATCTTAACGTCGGCTTCAGTCAGCGACCTTCTGCCCAACGCCTCCTGCAATCGCGCCTGCCGGTCCAGCTCTTTGTCCCTGATATCAGCCGCCAGCTGCGACTTATCAAGCCCAAGCCTGTCGGTGTAATACTTGGACCGCGAGGCTGCATCCGCCACATCCGCCCTTGCCTTGAACCAGTCCAGCGGGTTGTTCGCCTGGAGTATCTGGGATTGCTGCTGGAGCGCCATCTGCTGCGCCATCTTCTGCTGTTCAAGGGCTTCCTGCCTGCGTCGCGCGGCCTGTTCCGATGCCATTGCTGCCCGGGCGCGGTTCTGCTCCTCATAGAACTGGGCGATGGCGAGCTGTTCGGCGCGGCGGCGGTTCTCCAGATCCCGGAATGCGGCATCCGCTTGGGCTGGGGTTTCTCCTACTGCAAAATCCAGAGGCATGACGTGTCCTTAGAATAATAGCGGAGGTTGAGTTACATTGGGCATTGGAGCGCCAACATTAAATGCCAGCTCAGGATATGGAACCGGGAAGTTCTCGTATGGGTTAGCCTTAGTCCATGCTTCAATATTAAAGTCAGTTGCGTTCGGGTTGTATTCTATCGGAGACGTTGCCCCTACACTGAAGTCCCGCGATGCCCTGCTTGGGTTGTACGATGGAACGCCCTGCAGATAGGACGGAATGTATCTGCCGCCACGGCTTGGGTTAGACGCGCTCAGCCAATCCTCTCCAAACTGTTCAATCCACGTATTAGGTTCGGACGGCCTGGTATTATACATTCCACCACTGAACTGGTTTATATCATAGAATTGCCCCGGGTAACCGCCTGTAGGTGCCGTGCCCGTGTCCGCCGGATATCTCCCCATGTAAGGAATGTAAGCCGGCTGCATCTCGCCTTCCCGGATGACGTTGGTGAAGTTCGAGCTGAGATAGTTCTGAAGCGCAAGATTGGCAAGCTCCGTCCTCCGCCGCTCAACCTCCAGCGGGTCAGTCAGGTTTGCCAGGTTGACGTTCTGCCCAAGCAACGCCGAGCGCGCGGCTTCATTGGTCATGAACTGGCGCTGCGTTTCCCCGGTCCCGGTCAATGCGTTTTGCAGAATCTGTTGCCGCATGGCGATTGGCAGCTGCGCGTTGGCCAACAGGTTCTGCCTGGCGAGTTCCTGGGACCGGCCGGCATTGGCTTGCTGCTGCGCCTGGAGATACCTGATGTCCTCGATTTCCCTCTGCGACCTGCGGATTGCGGCTGGCTCGGCTACGGCTGCTGCCTGGGCGGCCAGGTTTTGAGCATTCACGCTGCCCATGCCGGATTGCCTGGCTCGAAGCTGGCCTCCAAGAATCGCGTTTGCTATCTGCCTGTTAGTCAATGCTTGCTCGGCCAAGGACGCCTTATCCCTGGACCTGGCCAGTTCGGCGGACAGGCTGTTCGGGTCCGTGCTTGGAAGGAAACTGCGCTGCAAGGCCGCCGATTGCGCGTCCGTCTCGGCCATGAGCTGCGGACTTCTCCGGGCAAGTTCGTCAATGAATGCCTTGGCGTCTGCCTCGGATGCGGATGTGGTATCCTTGACTTTTGCCAGGTTAGCCAGGGCTTCCTCGCTGAACCGGCCGGCACCGGATATGGCCCTCTGGTTGCTCTCCTGCAGGTAGGATTGGATATCCTTGAAGTCCGGCTTGAAATTGGCTATCTGCTTCAGGCTTTCATCCCTGATCTTGTCGAACTGGCCGCTAGGGTCCTTGGGTATCCTGAGCAGCCTGAACGCGTCTTCCGGGTTGGTAAATTGCGGCTTGGACGTGAACGCGCCCGGGGTAGTCAGTGGCCCAATTGTCCCGAACGCGGATGTCCCTGCCCCCGTTGATCCAGCTGTTTCCCTAGCCGCGGCGAACGGATCCATGATGCGCGCGTTGAACGATCTGCGCTGGGCGTCGAGGATCTTTTGCAGCGCCGGGGTGAACTGGTTCTTGATCTGTTGGTCAGCCAGGTAAGTTCCAACTTCGCCGCTGTAAGGAGTTGTGCCGCCCCTGCCAACCGGTTCGTTGCTTCGGTAAAGACCCGTCCGGATGAAATCCTCGATATCGTAGTTGGCCGCTGCCATGGAATGAATCTACGCAGCGGAACACGCTCATGTAAAGCTAGATCAACACTTCCCCAACTGGGCGCAGAGAGTAAGGCGGCTTGAGGCAGATCAGTTCCGCGGCTATCACGGGAACATCGGGCTGCATCATGTAACGCTCAGACCTGCTGACCTGGAATCTGCCTCGATATTGTGGCTGTATGTATTTCGCGTATTCCTTGTTCGTATAGTACAAAAACGACTGCTGCACCCAGAAGCTTTTGTGGGTCGGATCACGGAACGCGCCCTGGCCGAGAGCGCATGGGACCTCGACGAACATCCATCCTCCCGGAGCAAGAACGCGGTAGGCTTCATTCATGGCGTGGATCGGATCCGGCAAATGCTCAAGGACATGATGCGCCCGCAGAACGCCAACTGAATCATCCGCGATCGGCCACGGCTTGGTCAGGTCGCATTCAATGTCTGCATCCGAAACATCAACCGTCGCGTATCCATGCTGCGGGTTGATCCTTCCGCCAAGATCCAAAAGCGACAGCCCGCAATCCAGGGCCCATCGTTCCGCCATTGCCCCGACGTACTTGAGGTAGTTCCTGGCCGCCATTTTCTGGATCAGGCCATTGTTCGTTTTGGCGGTGTTTTCCGGGTGCATCCGGTAGAGGTAAAGGCATTCGTCCAGGTGCTTGAATCCAGCAGATCCGTGCCTGCAATACAATCGGCAGCACAGATCGTGATCGTCCGCCACCTCCATTGCAGTGTGGCCTCCAACATCATCGTAGCCAGATCTTCTCCAGGCTCGGACATGGTTCGGGGCCCAGTAAATCTGACGCATCATGTGCGGGCTTGGCGGCCAGGCAACCAGCTCGATCAGGCCACGTTCATGCCAGACAAACGGACGGCTGACCCATCCCCAGTGCCGGCTGTAACTACTCGGTTTCCAGGTCTTATCCTCGAACTGGGCGCTGTTGCTGTAAGCCATCTGAACCGCGTCACGGCTGAACGCTTCCAGGACGGATTCGATTGCTTTCTCGGTCAGGATATCGTCCGCGTCAAGTTCAACCAGGACATCCCCAGACGCCAGCGCGCACAATTCTCTCTTGAGCCGCCCAATGCAGTTATGGCCGCTGGCGTTGCTGTCATCCTCAAGCCGCACAACCCGCACCCTTCGGTCATCTCGAATCTCCTTAGCCACATCAGACGCCCCGCCATTGAGCCCAATAATCCATTGCCAATCTTGAAAGGTTTGACGCAGCAGGCTTTGATATGCATCCGCCACGAATTGTTCGCTCCTGGAATGAACCGGGGTGAACACCGACGGCTTCATACGGTGCTGAACCCCAATACCGTTACGGAACTGCTGGCAAGCATTGAACTCTGCACGCCCATGTCATCTGTTATCTGGAGAGTAAGTTCGCTGCCAGTGTTCTGCCATGCCTGGATGTAAACGAAATCCGGGAATACCATGTCAGGAACGGATGCGCTGACTGTCAGTGTTGGGTCTTCTTCATCTGCGTCCAGGGCCGGAACTTCGAAGTAAGCGCGGCCGATTTCACGTATGCTCCATGTGTTCGGGGCGAGGTTCTTTCCGTGTATGATCCGCAGCATCCTTATCCCGCTGGAATGATAGGTGAACGTAACACTGGCTTGAACATGAACCATTGATGAAACAGCCAGGTCACATTGGATCCATCCGGTCTCGTCCCCCGGGCTGAATTCGGACGCATACCCATCATCCATCGGGAATTCAACAGTCACCCACGATCCCGACCCAATGATCTGTTGCGCTAGCAGCCGGACATAAGCGTAACCAGCCAGCCCAGCCCCTGTCCCGGCAATCCCCTGAGGCCCAGTATCTCCCGGTAGACCCTGCGGACCGACTGGACCCTCGCTGCCTTCAATCCCGGAGAATCCTTGCGGTCCAGGAATGCCCTGTAGCCCAGTGAACCCCTGATAACCACGGTCTCCCTGATATCCGCGATCCCCTTGAGGACCCGTGAACCCTTGGTACCCGCGATCCCCTTGCGGCCCGACATAACCTTGATAACCGCGGTCGCCTTGGGGTCCAACAAAACCTTGGGGCCCAACATACCCCTGATAGCCCATATCGCCCTGATCGCCCTTGTCGCCTTTCTCGCACCATGTCAGGCCGATATCGCTCCCATCGCTCCAGCTGTCCGATCCGGCAATGAATGTCACGTCGTAGATGAACCTATCCCCGTCATCCGTGTTGGCTTCAACCCTGAAGATGGCCCATTGCGTGGAGTCGCCCTCAACGAACACCTTTATATAATCCCCAACATCGAACAGCTCCAGCATCGCGCTCATGTCGTCGTCGTTTCGGTCGTGATCGTCGACGTATATTACAGCCACAGACGACAGCGTGGCATTGTCGAACATGATCTCACCGTTGGCCGTTGTCCCAAAAGTGTCAGTTCTGAAAACATAAAGCGCAGTGATGCCTCCAGGAAGACCACCGGGGCTGCCAGGCAAACCTTGCGGGCCAGGTGCTCCAGCCGTTCCTCCGCTGACCATGAACCTGCCCTCTATATCGTAGGTTTTCATACGGCCTCTATTGTCTCCTCAGTCCCCTCAATCACATAACTGACATGATCCCCATTAGCGTCACCCTCTATCTTGTCTCCAGCCCCCAGAACATGCGAGTTGTCCTCAACGGTCTTATACCCGGACAGAAGAATCTGGTTGGTGGACGACACCCTGTTTCTGACAGCGGATCTGGTGACATAAATGTTGATGGTCCGATCCGCTCCGGAATGATTGACAACCGTGATTGATCTGACGACGCCGAACTTTCCGGATCCGACAGTGTAAATGGCTCCCGCAATCAGGGGCAGATCTCCGTTCGCCAATGCAACAAAGTTAAGGGCCATATCAGAATCCTCTCATCGCGTTCATCTTGCGCAGCCTATCCTCGTCAGTGACCGGATCTGGCCAACGGATCGTTCCCGGGACATTCAATGGCGAATAGACCGCGCGAATCAAAGTGCCGGATTCCGTCCTGTTCCCAAAGCAGCTTCCGGAAACGATGTTCTCACAGAACCGGATCGGATAGCTTGCCTGAACTGTGATGACATTGTTGTAGACCTGCAATCTTTCGGCGGACCTGACAAGTATTCCGATCCCGGCCAGATTTGTTCTGCGATCGCTGTTCAGGAATCGAATGATGTTGTTCCGGATAATGGCGTTTTGATAGCAGTACGGCCCGGCTGTCCGTTCCCCGTGAAGATACACGCCCGCAGGTGTCCGGCTTGATCTTGTCTCCACATGAGGCTGATCGAACGCTCCAACGCGCTGGACAAGAGGCTCAAGCTCAAGCAGGTTTCCCTCAATCACAACCGTGTCCAGAAAGGCAACCTCAGATCCGTAATTGAAATAGATGGCCGTCTCGACGTTGTAAAAGTGATTGTTCTTATATATTAGGCTCCCATTCCTGTATGCGTCCTGGTAAGTCCCGAACGTCACATCTGATACGGTGTTGTTTTCAATGACCGCACCGCGCAACCCGGCTGTGCTTATCCCGTGCGTCTCGACTTTCTGGGTGGTAAGATCGTGCGCGTCCAGCTTGCAGTTTCGAACGATGCAGTTGTAAACGAACCCCTCGCCTTTGCCGTTGTTGACCGGGCAGAAAACCTGTGCGGACCCAACGTATGCACCCGGATTGGCGGCCAGGGCGAACTTGAAGATGTGTTCCGACACCACCTCGGTCACGCGATAGCTGCCGTTGTATCCCGCTGGGTTGGACGTTTTGATGTTGGCGTAATCCCCGACATTGAACCAATGCCAGTAACTGCCGCCAAGGTTCACGGTTACATATCCAGCCGACCAGGACAATGTTCCGGCAGGTTGCCATCGGTATTGGTTGATGATTCCGCCAACCGACAGCAGGCTCACGTAATCCACCTGGGAAACGCCGGAACACGGTTCAGTTATCTCCAGGCCGTCAACGAGCAGCCCGTACAGGTCGCCTTCCTCATTCGGGTTGGCTTTGCCTAGGCTGACAACGAAGCATTCCAGGCCGACCGCGGTGTTTCCCCAGCCAATGCATTTCACCCGGGTGACCACGATGTTGTTCCCGCAGACGGACAGGCACCCGGCCATAATCGATGCCGCGGCAGGCTGCTTGATGAGCTGCGCGTCGAGGGTTATGTCCGCCACGACCACGTTGTCCGTCTGGTTGCTTTGCAGCGGGAAACTTCCGATGATGAAATAGTGCGAGTCAGTTTCCTCGGCGTTGACCAGTTTCAGGGTGGTGCTGTCAATGCCGCTCCCCAGGATTTGCCAGTTGTTCTTGAGCGTCCATTTCCGATTCGGATTCACCACCTGCTCACAGTGCCCCTCCGTCTCATAGGTTCCAGGAGCGAAATGAATCACGGTGTTCTCGGGGAATCCGCGCAGCAACGTGTCCAGCTTAAGAGCCGTGCTGCCGTCATACGGATCATGCTCGTGGCCCAGCCCTGGCTTTCCGTCCGTTCTCTTGGCAATCCAGACATGGGTAAGGACGATGTCAACCTCGCCAGATGCGCCAGGGGAACCAGGTGATCCGGGTGGACCTTGGGGGCCTGGAGGTCCTGGGACTTGAACGACCACCGGAGCTGGAGATCCACCGCCCCCTCCGCCTCCTCCGCTCGCAACAGCCCCGTAATACGAATCCCCAGTCTGCGCCACCAGTGATTTCCGCCAATCATCGAATGCCTTGTCCACTTTCTCCCACTTCTTGCGCTCGGTTGGGGATGATGGCTCCAGAAGCCTGGTGAAACTGGGGATGTACTTGATCGGGACGACGCCCGAACTGTCCCCCTGCAATCTTGAAATGGAGTCGGGCGTTGCCATTACACACCGAATTTCGGGCGCACCTTCATCTCGATCCTTCCCAGCGAGAAGTTCCCGCCAGTGCCATTGACCTTGAGTTCGTAGAAGAAGAAGTTGTCCTCAACCCAAAGCGGCCACTCTATGCCCTTGCACTGCCGCGTGTTCCCAGCCAGATGGTCCGGGCCGGATTTGGCTGAACCGCAATCGAGTTTCTTGCTTGGCTGCTGCATCCAAATCAGGCTGCACTCATCCGTGTTCGGGTCAGCCGCCTGATAAGAATGCCCTATCCTGAACAGAAGATCGTTCGGAACGGATTGCGGCGCTGCCTGTATGTCCACCAGGAAATGGTTCAGGTTCTTGACCTTGCTGGGTTCCCTGAAATCCACCGGTCCGCTTCTCAGGATGCTTTCGTATCCGGTCAGCGAATAAGCCCCGCAGACGCCGTTGTCCGTGCACATTTCCCTGGCAAAGATGTCCTTGAACTGCTTGATGCACCAGTCCGTTGCGCTGACGGCGGTGAACAGCTGATCGCCCCGGCACTGGTCGGCGGTGAATTCCCCGGCGCACAGATCCTCGATCGTCGCCCCGGCCAGCATGGCGCAGAGCGAATCCGGGCTGGCCTCCGGCTGGTTGTAGTCCTCCACATCAACGCCTTCGACGGTCAGTATCTGGTCGGTGTAGACATAGAGCGGCCGGACGGGGCAATCCGGTTCATCCGGAGCTACGCAGTATTCGCCTTCCTTTTCGTAGCCGAACCCCAGATCGTCCATTTCTTCCTGGGTGCAAATGCACATCTCCTTGATCCAGGTGCGCAGTGTTTTGACAGTGTCCGGGCTGTAATTCCCGAAGGCGGTGAACCCGTGGTCGACGTAGCTGGCGAATCCATAGCGCAGATTGAACACCATGGATTTTGTCGGGCAATCGCTTCCGTTCGGGGCCCAGGAAATCCAGTAGTTGCCCTTGGCGGAATCGAATCCAGCACAGTGCGGGTTGCATTCCGTCCGGAGTATGTCGTTGAAGATCAGCGAGCTGCCCAGGTGCATCCAGTCGACACGGACCGGGGTTGGATCGTAAAAGCTGAACCTGTAAATGCCGTCCCGGCCGAGATAGTAATGCTCCGCGCCGGTCGAGATCAGCGTCTTCGGGTAAGCCAGGCATTCGTATCCGGCTGATGTCCCGGTATATCTACGGCGCAAACCCAGCACGGATGTCATGTCCCCGCTCAGGTTCCCCTCCCAAATGCTGCGGGTCGTGTAGATGAAGAACGAGTTCCCAATGGGCGCAATAGCCAGGATATCTTCCCCGTATTCCAGGTCCTGCTGGTTCGCCACAGACACATCGGGAACAGGCAGATAACTGAGCGGTGCGTTCAGGTCGGACCATACCAGCCGGTTTGTGGCGCGCAGCCCGTCTTGAACCACGTTGGCCAGAATGACAATCCCCTTGAACTGAAACGCTATGCGCGCGGAATCCACCCCGATCTTCTCCAGGTCATCCAGCTCAGATAGGAACTCGCCATCGATCAGCGGCTGATCTATCGACCATGACCTGACGGCGTCAATCCCGTTGCTGAAGATGACGGTGTCGAAGACTTGGGCCGCGGACCACCCGTTGTCACGGCAATCGCCCCGCAGTGACTCGCCCAAATCGTCGCTGATGATCTGCCAGTTGCCGCTTTCGTTGTTCAGGGCATAGAGGCGGTGGCTGGTCCCGGCGATCAGCTTGGTGAACCCGGCCACGGTCTTGGCTTCAAACAGGAATGTGATCGGCTCCCGGATCTGGCCGGCAACAGCTTTAGCCAGGATCTGGTCGTGCAAATCATGGTTGTTGTATGGGGACGATTCGCCCAGGTGCTTCTCCCAGCCGCTGATCCTGCGCAGCTTCTTTTCCTCGTAGACTTCGCAATTCTGCACGAACCGCCAGCCCCCGAACGGAACCTGGTCAGGCTGGCTGCGCGCGTCCAGATACCCGGTTACGGGCTGGATGTTGACCGTTTTATTTCTTGGACTGGCCATTATCGCATGTAGAGCACAATTGAGCCGTTGCCTCCGGCCGGTGTGCCGTTGGTTGGCAGCTGAACAAATGGGTGCGCGGTTGAACCTGACGATGACCAGCCCGTTCCCTTGGCGGCCACCATTTGGTAATTGTTCTGCCCGGGTCGATTCCCGTAATTGGACGGGGCATTGGATATCCCGCCCGGAGTCCACCCGCTGCGCCCGCCGATTGATCCCCTGGCGTTTCTTCCGTTGAACCCGGCGTGATTTCCAAGAACCGCAAACGATGCGTCGGCGGCAATGGTTCCGCCCAAGCCACCAACTCCGTCTCCGGCTGGATTGTATTCTCCGCCAGTTGCGTTCACATCCGTTTCGAGCAAGGTGATTTCGGCTCCAGCGAACAATCCGGTGGCGTCGTATTCGAGCGTCATGGTCGGGCTGTCTTGGCCGGATGTCTCGGATATGGTCGCGACTCGCGTTGTCCAATCGGATAACTTGATCTTGAATTTGCCTCCGCCAGTGACTGGCATGTGGCCCCAAACGATTCCGCCTGCACCTCCGCCGCCTCCGCCGTGAACAGCTCCGGAACCAGCTCCAGCACCGCCTGGGCCGATCATCACAATGTAAGCTTCCGTCATGGTTGCCGGGATGCTGATCAGGGTGTCTCCGGCAAGATCCTCGGAAAGCGAGTAACTGTAGTCCTGCCCAACCCATCCAGCCCCGTCGCCCCATCCGTTCTTCCATCCGGTAGCAACCTCCGATGGCGGCCCGATGCCGGTGAATGTTCCCGACAACCTGGCCACGACCCAGTAGTAGTACTTTTTGTCACTCACCAAATCGGAGTTGTCCTGGTAAACGACATGCCCTTCCTCTTGGTAGAACAGCGGGTAATTGCCGTTCAGTGTCGGGTATTCGTCCGTTCGCTTGTGCGGAACTCGGTTGCTGACAATCTTCGTTGATGCCGCGAAATCATTAGTCACACCCCGGTGAATGTCATACCCAGTGGCTTCAGTGATGGGAATGAACCATAGATTGATGGATGCGGACAGTGAGCTGTGGACAATCGGATACCAACCCTGGCTGGCACCAATCCCCTGCACCTGATCCAAAATCGATGCTACATACCCGGAGTCATACTGGCTGATCGGTCCGGTTTTACCGTTGTCGCTGTTCGTGGCCTTGACCCAATAATAGTAAAGCGTGGATGCAACGCCCGTTGTGTCGTCGTAAGTCTCGGATTGCGATGTTCCGATCAGTGTCGCGGACGATGCCGTGGATACGGTTGCTCGGTAAATCTCGTACAGGTTCGCCCCGGAAACGACAGACCAGGTCACGCGCACCCGATCGTTGTATGCGCCGTCGCTGGCCTGCACATTGGTCGGGGCAAGCAGCGAGGTTCCATCGCCGTTCCCGTCAGTTCCATCGTCGCAAACCCCGAAGCATCCCAGCTTGGCCAGGTCAGCCTTGAAGTCATCCCCGATCCCTCCCTGGTTGTTAAACAGATATCGGACCAGGAGATAGACGCGCTCCGGGAAAAGCCGCAGTATGTTCTTCAGGAACTTCTCGCAGAAACTGCCGGTTGGTCCGGGCAATGTCTCGCGGAAATCATTGGGTGTTACGGGCGAGGCCATACAGTTCTCTCATTCTTGTTCATCTTTACAGCTGGACGCGCTGCAGAGCTGCTCTTTCCATTCCGCGGTGATCTCGCCCGTGCCTTCCTCGAACATGAACTTCATCAGACGCCAGAACAGGACCATCATGCGCATGAACTTCACCAGGAGCTGGCACACGTCATCGTCTTTATCCGGCAAGACGGCCTCAAAATCCCGGGGCGTTACTGGGCTAACAGCCATGGGTAAAGACTAGGATCCAGCCAAAGCCAAGTCAATTTCCGAATACGCCCTGGAACCAAAAGGCGTGCAAACCGAAACCGTCAGATCACCGGTTTGGCCAGCTTCAAATTCTCCCGATACCAGTCCAGGTCGTATTTCCCCTTGTGATCCGGGGCAACGTGCCATCCGACTTTCTGCCTCCTGTGGGCGTCCATCTCCCGGTTCGTGAACCTGGAAAAGTTCTTGGCGTTTCTGGTTTTGAAGTATTCCTCACCCAAGAACCTGTAATGGAGCAGCCTTAAGGCGAGATGTTCCGGGCCCATCCATGCCGGGTAATCAAAGTGCTTCGACAGCGGTTTCAGTCTGTGTTTCCCGGGATACCACGCGATGTTCGAGAAAGCCGGGATGATGATTGGCTTGTCGTAGATTTCATCCCGGACACCAGATCGGATGACTTCCGTTATCTGCTGGGAGATTGGCAGTTCACCGTCCCACAGCATCTGATATCCAACAACTCTGGGCAGGCCGTAATGCGGGTTCATTCCTCCCAAAAGCTTTTCCTGAACATTGTCGGCATAGATGAACTCGTCCACATCCGGCCAGATCGTCCAGTCGAACGAGAGGAACTTGTTTCTGATTTCGTGGCAGAACTCCAGGCGGACAAAGTCGTCGAATCCTTTTGCGGTCCATTCGTGCAGGAAGGCTTTATTGCATCCGGCTATGGCCTCCCTTGTCCCATCCGTGCTCTGCTCGTCCCAGACATGAATCTCGTCCGCGAACCGCTCGTAATGTCTCAGGAAATGAGGCATCAGATAGCCCTCGTTCCTGCAGATTGTTATGACGGCGATAGTCACAGGTTGTCCCAATCCTGGCGCGCCCTTCTTTCCTGGTCCAATGTCCAATCCTTGATAGTCAGATTGGGGTCATTGAACGGGGTCTTGAACTGCGCAGGATCACCCCATTTGGCTCGGTGATACACCCAGTTTTCGGTGTGTGTGATTCCGTTTTTCCTTTGCAGTTCAGGATTGCTTCTAATCGTGGCGCTCCCTACGTGCTCCATCCGTATTTCCGGAATATGCCTGGCTTCTGTTCCGGATAGTTGAAACCTGCGGAAATAATCGCAGTCCTCCAGGTATGCCGGATAGTAGTTTTCATCGAATGTTCCAATGATGTCCAGGCATCTACTGGTGATGACAAACGCGCTGAATCCATTGGCGAAATAGAGGACCGATTCCGGGTGAACCTCGACTTCGCGCACGATCTTGGCAATTGATCCTCTCTCGAACCGTATGTCGCTGCCCACAATGAACCACCATGGTGCGCTGAACGTCCTGAAGATCTGGTTCCACGACCCTCCGACCCCGGCGTTTTTTGGATTGTTGATTACGCGAACGTTCCTGTGTTTCCGGCATATCCTCTTCAGCATGTTGGTCATGCCTATGTCTTTGCTGTTATTGATCACGGCAATTGTGCCAACCGGATGATCAATGGAGTCGATGCATTTCCTGATCAGGTCCGGCCTATTCAAGACTGGTATTCCCAGAACCGGGATCGTTGTCATATAACATTTAGCGCCGCCAATATTGATTCCAGCTTCAGGCATGACTCGTCCCAGGTGAATTTGGATGCGTCCGCGCTGGCCCTGGCTCCGATCTCGGCGGCCTCGGCCCTGTTGGCGTGCACCTTTCGCATTAGGGATATGAAATGCCTCTGGTCAGGCTGCGCCCATTTGCCGTGCCCGCGATATTTCTCCACCGCCCGAACCTCCCTGAATGTGACCGGGTAGGAATTGTTCTGGTTCATGAACTCAGCCAGGCCGGCATAGACCGATGCGATCACGGGCCGGCCAACAGCCATGGCTTGCTGCTGCATCAGGCCCCACCCCTCGGCCTTGGCCATGCTGCAGAAACAGGTCAGTCCTGAGAACCATTCCGCAAGCCGATCCGCGGGCATCATCTCCCGGACAACCTCAATCCTCGGATCCCGGTATTCGATGAGCTTGCAGTCCGGGAACGCCTTAATCCTGAGCCGGACGTTCGGATCCGACGGGAACGCTATCCTAAATGCGTCGATCACATCGTTGACACCCTTGCGCGCGATGCCGTGAGCCAGCCTGCCTGCGGCACCGAACACGGTTGGCCCGTCCATGATCATCGGTGTGTGCTTGAATGTTCCGGTGTCAATTCCAAGGGGGCAGATGCTTATGCCAGGCCGGACGCCGACTTTCTTGAACCAATCCCTGTTCCACGAGCACGGCACAATGATGGCCCGGCACATGTTCAGGTATCCAACGAACATCGACGGCAGCCGGGTGGCCTCGTACATGGTGAAATAGACTGTCCGCTTCCCGTTCGTCGGCCTGGCATTCGGGTAATTGATCATCACTTCCCAAGGATCCGGCTGGATGTCATGTGATACCATGGAGACCATCCTGTCCGGTATGGCCGCACCGAACTGTTCCCGGATCATGGACGGGCGGATGACAACCTCCAGACCGCGCCCGGCAAACCAGTCAGCCACACGGAACAGGTGCTCGCTGTAGCCCGTGTAACTGTTCACCATTCCGCTTAGCACCAGCCTTTTCATATTCACTTACCAATTCAATCAGCGGCTTGTTAACATCGTCCCATGTGAATCCGGAAACTGAATTGCCGGCAGCTATGGATTTAGCCAGCACTCTATCCGGGTTGGATTTGACGAAGCGCATGGTCTCCACCAGGCAATCCATTCTCGGCCTGGCCCACTGGCCGCACCCTAGCCACGCTTCCTGGGAATCTTCCAGGTCGTATTCCAGCAAGAACGAATTATCCGCCGACATGAACTCAGCCATACCGGAATAGCCAGTGCCAATCACCGGCCGGCCAGTGGCCATTGCCTGCAGCTGCATGAGCCCGAACCCTTCAGACCTGGCGGCGCTGACAAAGCAGTTTATGCCACGATACCATTCGGCTAAACGTTTCTCTGGCATGAATGTCTTGCATAAGTGAACCCTGTAATCCCGGAGAGATTCAACGGCATCGCCATCGCCGCATTTTATGCATAGCACTACGTCCTTGTCTTTCGGGAACGCCAGATTGAATGCCTCTATCACATCCAACACTCCCTTGCGCGTCACGCCGTTCCTGAGATTCCCTGCCGCTCCAAAAATGAACGGGCCATCGAAAGTCTGCTCGCTCACCTTGTAAACATCCGGATCATATCCAAGCCGAACAATTTCCATCGGCCTTTTGACTCCGGATTCAACGAACGTATCGCGGCACCATTGGCACGGGACAACAACGTGCTGGCAAGAGTTCAGCAATTGGACAAACCGCTTGGGCAGCAGCGTGCTCTCCCACATCGTGAAGTAGATGGTGTATTTGCCGACTGTCGGAACCCGCTCTGAGATTATCGGGCTGAGGGTCACCTCGGTAAGTTCCGGCTGAATGCTCTTCACGATCCTGCCGATGATCCATGGTGGGACGCGCTTGGACGGATCGCTGTGGAATGTGAACGGGCGCAGCAAGGCGAAGAACCCGTTTTTTTCCAGGCTCTCCATGATGGCTATGGAATGCTGGCCGAAACCGGTGAACGTGTTTACTTCCCCGCAAAATGTGACGCGCCTGATCATCCCGCTCCCCGCAGGTCCAAAGTTGAATGGCTTAAAGTGAGCGCCATACGGCAATAATGACGCGCCCCGCAGCGAAATCAACAAGAATCGAACACCGGCACTACGCCGTTACCTGGGTTAGATCTATCCGCGCGACCCAATTGATCGTTTTCCCGGCCTCACCCGTAACCGCAATGATCAGGGCGTCGTTGATATCGTCCGCCAAAGCCTTGACCTGCCAGGCCGGACTATCTTCGGCCAGCACGGTTCTCATTACGGAACCAACCAGGGCGGTGACGATTCCGTTCCGATCGATGCAACCGGACAGCATGTAAGCCGCGCTTTCGTCGTTGAGATCCGCTCTTCGGGCGACGACATTGGCGTGAAACATCCAGGTTGTGTCCGCGGGAATGATTATCCTGGTCGACGCGCCATCCAGAAACATCTCCTGATCCGGAGTGGCATCCGTTGTTTCCAGCCTGACAACCAGACTCCTGCTGACGGCATCCCCGGCTACGGCAAAAGGACCGCTGTCGATGGTCAGGGACGTTGTATTCACCGCCGACCCAGGAAGCCCCGCAACCAAATCCACGTAACGCTTGGTGGCGGCCTGCATGTCGGATACCGGATCGGCATTGAGCACCAGATAACCGGTCATGGTGTCGCCAGCCACCCGAACGAAGATCATGTGCAACCCATCGGCGTATGCCTGGGCGCTGGCCAGCACGGCGTTGTCCTGGATGTCCGTGTACTGTTTTGTGGCCATCTTCGTATAGCCACCGCCGCCGCTGGTTGATGTGGATGTGTCGATCGTAGTGCAGATGTCGCAATTCGTTTCACCGAGGAAGAACGGCGTGGTGAGGTCATACTCGAATGCCGGGACTGGGCCTTCCAAGCAGCCATAGCCGTAACAGCGGTATGAATATCCGGATAAAGCCATTAGATTCGGGTATGCTATTACCTGATCATCAACGCACGGGTCATCAACCCAACCCCCGTTTTCAGTGTCGAAACAATCGTCCAAAATTGTCGTGACCGCCCCGAACGGATCCGTCTCCGTGACTTTCACGCAATCCAGGCACAGGCCCCAGGACGACACCATGTTCTGCGTGGTTTCAAAAATCAGTTTCCCAACCTTTGCGTCCGGGAATGTGATGGAATATTCGTAGAGCTGGAACGGGGTGTTCGGCTCGTCAATTCGAATCAATTGCTGCCAGTAAACCGCATTTCCGTCGACTGGATCCTGGATGATCCCAACGCGTATCTCGTCGTGGCTTCCAATTTGCCCCCAATCCCCAGCCTTTCCGCCGCGCCCATTCCCGGCCAGCTTAAACGACAGGTGGTATGTGTACCCGGCGGACCATGTCCAGGAGTTTTTCAATATGATCCCGCCAGCAGCAGATGTCCCGACCAGATCAACATAGAGCCCGTTGTTCGGCCAGACATCGAACCAGGTTGAAATCTCCCCCCTCCCGATCAGGTCCACCTGGCCGCGCACATCCCAGTTCTTGAACCCTGTATAGTTCCATGTCGGCTCCCCGTTGCTGACCCTCCCTCCGCCGCCGCCTTGATCCGGTGTTCCAACGCAATTCCCGCCGCACCAGAACCCGGTCAGCCCGGTCAATGTAGCCGCCATCGTGTCCTGGTTAGCGGATGTGGCGTTCAGCTTGAATGACGGCCTGAGCCCAGGAATGATGTGGCTTGGGGCATATTCAGCATGCCAGGTCTCGTCGGCTGGATCATGGGGTTCGGCTGGAGGTATTCTCCCGGCCGGACAATCAATGCCCATGACAACAATGATCCCGGATTTGGTCTTGAATTCCTCGATTGATTTCTTCCAGTCATTGTCAGTTTGGTGGTCGTCGTGCGGGTTGTATTGGAAATCACTAAAGATGATCAGGACCGGCTGGTTGATATCCGAGTTCAGTTCGAGGTAGCTGTTGATGGACGCGAAAAGATCGTTGGAGCCAGGCCCGGTCCTGCGTTGAGCCCAGCATGACTTTTCGTCTCCAGCCAAAAGATTATTGATTACGGCCTTGGTCGAGTCCCTGCTTGTCGTGAAATCCTGGATCCTGGTCCAATCGTTCCCGAATTTGTAAACGCACCACTTGTCCTTCTCCTTGTTCAGATTGCCAACGAACTTCACCGCCAGATCCTTGGTGAAATTCATCCGGTCGCCATACCTGTTGCTGAACGGACCGGTCATGGACAGCGACGTGTCGAACGCCAGGAAATATCCAACCTTGATGGTATCGCAGCATTCTTCACCTAAAACCGTCACCTGCGTGCTGGCGTGCCATTCACCGAACTCGCAGCTAATGGTGGCGACGCCAGCTGCTACCCCGGTTACTTTTCCGGTAAGGCTGATCGATGCTATCAGCGGATCGGAAGTTACCCAGACCAGCCCGGCCTCTATTTGGACATCCCCAAGATACGGACTGCTCATGAATGCCCCAAACTGAACTTCCTGGAACGGGCATATTAGGACGTTATTTGGGGAGATGATCATCCCGTAAAGACATTCGTCCGGGTGCTCCCTGGCATATGTTGGATCGTAGCAGTCTGGGCCAGGATCACCGTCTGGATCTGGCGGCCCAGGCTGATCACAATTTACATTGGTGTTCGTGATCGGGCACCCGACGTTGGTTGTCTTTGGGAATTTCATGTCACTTCTCGACGGTGAGAGAATCGATCAGAGTGCCTTCGACGGTATAGAATTCGAACAGCAGCCGCTCGCAATTCACGCTGCATTTGATGGCTCCGTAATTCCCGTCGTAGCATTCCTGGTTGAATCCCTCGGTGTCCACTCCGCACGGGCTGTCCATTTTTGCTCCGCCGGTCCCGGCAACCAGATACGGAAATCCGTCAACCTCGAACCTGGCGTAATTGTGGTCGTGCCCGGACATCACCAGGTCCAAGCCAAGATCCTTGTAATCCCAGCGCATGGTGGAATTGCCTGGGGCGTGGTTCCCGATCCCGTAGGGTGCCTTGTGCACGATGGCTATTTTCCATTTGACCGTCGATATCGCCGCCTGCACGCGCAGCCATTCGTGCTGAACCGAGGTAATGTTGCGCCCGTCCGGTTCCGCAGACTCGCTGTTCAAGACGAAGAAATGAATGCCAGCCCTGACGAATGAGTAGTAGCGTTCATTGCCGGGCAGCGTGAAGAACTCCAGGTAATCCGCCAGGCCGTTGGGAGGGTCGGTGTAATCGTGGTTTCCAAGAGCCGGCCAGAAATGATTCTCCGAGATGGTGTCGCTTATGTAATCCCCGTAAAGCTCGTCGATGTTGCTGTAATCGTCCCCGGTTGAAACGTTGTCACCGCCGGTAATGATGAATTCCGGGCTCCACGACTTTATCAATTCCGACACGGCGGTGTCAGCCTCCGGATCATCATCGTTGTCCGCGCTCTGAATGTCGCTGGTGAACGCCCAGACAATGTCATCTTCAGCAGGTGCCTCGGTATCCTCCGGAGTGCACAGCGGAACACCGCATTGATCGCACAAGGTCCGTTCCGTGCAAATGGCCGACGCCCGGATGAGCCGTTCCTCCCTGCATTCGTGGATCATGTCGCGCAATGTCTCCAGGAACTCAGCCTGGTGCGACACCCAGGATTCCTTGTCGGCTTCGTAGGAAAGCGCGAACTCTTTCTGGACATAAAGCCGGATCAAACGGAACAGCTCGGGATCGTTGGATACCTCATCCTGATCCGACCAGGTTCGCTTCAGCCCCTGGTACTCGACGATGATCTTTTCGGTGGACTGAATCCACGGGGCCAGGTAAATCCGCTCGTCGTCATAGGCCCAGAACCCGAATCGCGCCCGGCCGCAAAGCCTGTCCGTCACTTCGCTGGCCCATCGGAACGGAGCTGGCAATTCAGGTTTGTTCGTGTTGGTCGGGAAAGCGGACGACTGAACCTCGCGGCTGGCGCACAGGATCCGGTCGAATGTGGTCTGGACATACTCGACCCGGTCGCACAAGGTTTCGTCCGCGGTGTAGACCCGGAGAATGCGCCCGCGCGGAGCCTCGGTGACGCTCAGGTTGCAGGTGAAATACGTGCAGTCGAACTCACTGATGGCCGTGTTCCTGTCCTGAAGGCAGACCACCCATTTCTGCGCCTGGTAAAGGGCCTCCTTCATCCGGCTAACGTAAGCCTGGGCCAGATTCTCCGGAAGCCCGGACGGATGCGTTTCCGTGATCAGCTGCGTTTTCAGCTCACCGAATGTCATTGGTTTGGACTTTCCTCGGCCGGCCGCGTCTTGGGACTAGGGGCGGCTCAGCCGATGGCGCGGATGGTTTACCTGCGGCCGCATCCACCGCACCCCCTGCGTTTTGGGTTGCCGGCCTGTTTTCCTGCTTTTTCTCCGGCAAGAGCTTGGACAGGGGCAGATCTAGCCTGATGGTTGGATAACGCCTGTTGGACCTGGTTGATGTCGGGTCTTTTTTTTTGTTCGCAACCAGTTGATCATACTGCTCTTTCGTTATCTTGAGGATCCCTCCCCTGCGCGCCGCCACCAGGCTGTTCAGCTCGAATATCACCGTCGTGTCCACTGCCGCCAGGACGCCAATGCCGTCCCCGACTGAATCGAATTGGATCATTTTCCCGTTGGATTGAAATACCGGGTTCATGATCAGCTCCTTCTTAAAAAACTGCACAGGCGTTTCGATCATGTTGTCATTATGCGCGCATTTGGCCGATGGTAAACAAAAAACCCGCCAGGCACTGCCGCCCGACGGGTTTCGCGACTGTAGCGGCTAAGCTCAGTACTCCCCGTAGTAATCCAATTCCCCGGCTTGTCCGGCATGTTCCGGAACATCGTCGCTGATGTTTTCCAGAATCAGGCTTGTGTCAGGACATTCAACGACGGCAGTCCAAGTGACGCTCGTCAGCGTTTGGCGTCTGCTCGGAACCCGCATGACGCACATGTAGCTCGAATCGACCGCAGCCCTGGTCTTGAGATCCCCGGTCTGGTTGACCACCCGGTTTGAGGCCAGGATTCCGGCGTAGATGTTGGACCAGTCCAGGATCCAAACGAACCGGCTGACGGGCTCCAGGTTGGCCGCAGCGGCTTTGGCGGCGTCAATCCGGTCATCGAAGAACTGGTGGGTGACAACGTTGAGCGTCAGAACGGGCCAGTCCAGGGGGTAACTGTTGAATCTGAACCCAAACTTGCCCGGTGTCGGAGGCTTGGTCACGTCGAAATTGAACGCCAATCTTCCGCCGGATTTCAGGTCGAAATACTCGATCATGCCCTGCTGGATCTTGGACGCGAACTCCGAATCCGTGTAGATGTCAATCTGATCGGATGGCTGGTTGAGGGCTTTCCGGGCCTGTTGGATCCGGTAAAGAGCCTTGAATAATTCCTGGAGGTTAAGGACCTGGCCCTGAAGATCATGAACCCGGCCGCACTCAGCCAGCTGTTCATAGACCCCAATGGCATTGGCCCGATAACCAACGCACGCACCCTCATCGGGAGGCGTGATGTCTGTTCCGGCGGCTGTGGAAATCTGATCCAAACTGCGCCAGTTGGTCAGGTCCTGATTGGCGCTGATGGCTTTGTTCCAGAAGAACGTGTTGGCGAACCGGCTTTGCCAATCCCTGCCAAGCTGCGCGTTCTTCTCGACCTCAGGAACATCGATGAACTTCTTGTAGTACGGGTTGTCATCAATGACCATGTCCCGGTATTGATCGTACAGCTCCGATGAACAGAGCGAGTTTCGGACAGTCTCGATCCAGAACGGGACGAGCTTGTTCGGATTCAGCCCGGGCCCTTCCTCGCACCACTCTTCCCAATCGCTAACGTTCGGTGTGCCGCGAGTTGCCAATCCAGTCACGGGCCATCCTTCGGCTGTCGTTGGGGCCTTAACCGCGCCCAGGAACGATCCGTCATTCTGGCTGGTAAGTTCCACCGTGACGTTTGCACCGGCCACTACCGGTATTGTCCCGGGAGTCACCATCCAAGCTGTCCTGGTAGCTGTTCCGCCCGCGGAAAGACCGTCGATGAAAATGCGCATCCCGGAGTTGAACCAGCGCTCTGAAGCCGGAATGCCGCTGGTACTGGTGAACGTCACGATCCAATCCCCAGTGGTGACGCCCTGTTCCGTCCCTCCGCTGACGGCCCAATATTCGTTGTTGATCCGGCTTTTCTGTTCAGCCTGAAGGAAGGGCATGATCATGAACCGGCCCTTGCCCAGGTCGACTTTCGTGATCCGCTTGGACATGTCGACCGAGTTGGCGATCAGGAAATCGTAAAGCCCGTTCTGGATCGCGCCGCACATCTTGATCTCGAAATCCTGCATCAAGAGCGCGCTCATGGCCATGGGCCTTCCGGAAGGGAAAAACACCAATTCGAGGGTTGATTCGTCCAGTGTGGCGACATCGCAGACCGTTACAGTGCCGCAATGGCTAATATCGGTCCCGAATGCCGGCAGACATTTGCTGAAGATGTTTGCAGAGACTGTTTCGTAAGGCATATATGTCCTATCAAGTTAAGCCCGCATTGGGCCGTTACTTAATAGTCATGCCTCGAAACAGTTTCTTGAAGTTAGAACGCGGACTTTTGTCATCCAGCGGAGCGCTTTCAGCCAGTGTATCGGTTTTGGTTTGGGCGACTGCCGACGGAACCCTGGGCTGCGGCTTGTCAGGAGCGGCTGGTTTGCTTTCCGGCTGAGATTTCGGTTGCGTCGTTTCCGCACTTTTCGGTCCCAATCCCAGAGCCGCGGCATACTCCGTCAGGCGGCTGGTTGACTCCGCAATGGCACCTTTCACGGCCTCGACACTCAATGCTTTGCGCAGGAATATGAGCGATTCATCGGTGAGCTGCCAATGTTTCGAGCGCTCTTCCGGGCTCATCTTGGAGTATTCCTGCCTGGTGGCGAACATCCTGCCGCTGTCATCCACGCGATCTTCCTCGGGCATCTTCAGCATCATCTCTTCCCGGCTGACGGCGAACCGATAAATCTCGTCGTGGACTGGGTTTTTCCCGTCGAACTCGAACCGGCCGGACTCGTGGAACAGTTTCTTGGTTTCCTCAACGAACCTGGCCAGCTGCGCAGCCTCGCCCATGACAATGTCGGTGGCCAGTGGTGCCTTGGACCTGGCGGCCTTGAACTTCTCGGTGTCAACCCTGGCATTGTCGTCGATCGCTTCGGCCAGGTCCGGGTTGAATTCCTTGACCAAGCTTCTGACTTCATCCGATTTGCGGCGTTGGATCTGCGGTTGAAGTTCGGCGGCTGTTTCCTTGCGCTCGATCTCGTCCAGCTTCTGTTTTACCTTGGATTCCTGCTTTTCCAGGGCTTTCTCAACCCGCATCTCTGTCCTGGCCTCCTGGAAATCCTCGTCTTCCCAGGTAACCTCGTTCTTTTCGAAAAATGCGTCGTGCTCTTCGGCTTGAGGATCAAAGTCAGCCCCCGGATTCTGCTTTTTCCATTCCTGAGCGTACGCCTCGGCCTTCTTGACACCCTCAATGTAGCGCCGGGTCAGGTCCCTGTATTTTCCAGGATCGCCCTTCTCCATCCGCTCCAGGACGGGTATCATCTTCCTGCGTTCATCGGGCAATTCCGCAATTGCAGACTCTTGCTGCGTAACCTTGCGTTCCGGCTCTGGTTTTTCGGCCTGCTTAGCGGTCTTGAGCAATTCCGTTGCGGCGCGCGCTGCAGATGCCGCCTCAGTCGCTGCCCGGATGGCTGCATCCTCGGGTCTTGCCTTGGACTTTTTGGGTTTTGCAGGCTCAGCGGCTGGCTTGGCTTCCTCGGGAGTCTTTTCTGGCTTCCCCGGCTTCTCGGGTTCGGGCTCTTTCTTGGGCTCGATGGTTTTGCCCTTGAGCATGTCCTTGAGATTGGTGCGCAGCCCTTCCGCGATCTTTTTTAACGGAGATTCCTGCGGCTTTGGTTCCGGCTTTCCGGTTTCTGCGCCAGTTTTGGCAGGCTCGGGTTCCGGCGCTCCGGACCTTAGCTGCTCCATCGGAATAGGTTTGCTCAGCTGGGTGATGTCAACCGTCGGATCAGATGCCATACCCGACATTTACATCGTAAGAATGAAAAACGCCACCATTTTTTAATAGCTCTTCCAGGACGGCAATGAAGTTCATCAAAACGGACAGCCTTTTCATGGATAACTCGTAATCGGCTTCCATGTTAGGCTTTTCCGTGGAGTCAACCCTGGCATTGATGGCTCTGGCCTGCAGCGCAGCGATCTCAGACAGGATGATGCGCCTGATTTCCTGGCATTCCTTGGCGTGAAGCCACTTGGTCAATGTCGCGGCGTCAGTAGGAGGGAGCTGGAGGCGGTTGACCTGTATCATACGGCATTGGAGCGGCTGGCAGCGGGGTCGGTTCTGGGGGTGGAACGGCCAGTTGCGATAATTGCTGGATCTGTGAGATTATGGCCTTGGTTGCATCCCCTATTTCCTGGATCTGCTGGGTATTTTGGGCCACTTGAGCGTTAGTTTGCTGGAGTTGGTCGGCCAGCGGCTTGCCGATCTGTTCCGCGCTGAGTTTCACGGACGTTTCAACCGCTTGCTTGCCCATTTCCTGCAGCTGCTGCTGAATCTGATCGGCCATTTGCTTGAATTGCCCGGCGATCTGCTCCATCTGAACCTCCGGAGCGGCGTTCTTGGACACTTTCAGCTCAAAATCCTTGGGCAACCCGGCAATCTGGGAGATTTTGGTGATCATATCCAGGGCTTGTTCAGGGCCAATGGCTTGCGCGGTCATCGGATTGGCCAACGCGACCTGTAAAAGCTGGCTCATGGCGGCCGCAACGGCTGTGTTGTTGATCCGCTCGGACCCTTCCCGGGTGGAGATGATGTCGTCCAGGTTCAGTTTGCCGACTTTCGCCTTCACTACCGCCCGAACATTGGTCAGATCATCGCCTTGCGCCTCGGTTTTCTTCTCCGGAACATCGAATCCAAGCTTTTTGAGGGCCTCAACCGCACCCGGGATGTCCATGGACACCTGCCCAGTGACTTCTTCCGGAAGATACGCCTTGTGCGCCAGGTACAGCTGCCGTTTCCAGGCGTCGATGCCGTCGTCCAGGGCCGTCCCGGTGAATGCGACGCGCGTGGAAGTGTTGACGCTGATCACTCTGGTCTCTTCCGCGGTCTGTTCGTGAGTTGCGGCCTGGCCAATCTCCTGAGCGGACAAGACCAGCACTCGTTCCAGGATGGAGATGATCGTGTTCATGGCCTGGGCGATGCTGGCCGTGTCGAGGACCGGGAAATTGACGGGCGTGAATGACCTAGACGGATCAACGCCGGCCACCCTGGCAGCCCGGGACGAGTAAGGGATGAACGGGACGCCCTGGTATTTCTTCTTGCCGAGATTCTCCACTTGCTTGACCTGCTCTGCGTCGACCTGGTCGGTGTCATAGAACACGACTTTGGACAGGTTCTGCTTCACTGAGAACAGGAATTGAGACAGGAGATTGCCCATGTGATCCTGCGCCCAGACAGTTTCCAGTGCCATGGACGAATTCCTGCACCTGGAATCATCCGGATCATAGCCAAGGTAGATCCCTGGGCAGTAGCAGAGCGGCGCGCAGTAGATCACCCAGTCGTCCGAGGCAACGACGAATCTGAACCATGTCGAGTGCGCGTAATCCCCCATACCCCAATCTTCCGGGACGAGCCTCATGAACAGCTCATTGACAAACACGCCCTGATCGCGGTTGTTGCTGGAATACTTCAGGACCTGCTCCTGCCGGTCGGACTGCATCGTGTTCAGGGAAGATCCGCTTGGGACAATCATGTGGCACGGGTAAACTTCGCTGAAATACGTCGGGTAATTCCTCATCCAATCCGTAGCGCCGTAGGTGATTTGATCCTTGTTCCAGTATGCCGGGTCATCGTCGATGGTGGCGTATCTCTGCAGCCTCCAGTAACCGATGTACTCGCAGCCGGTATCGGTGTTGATCGAGGACGGCGCATGGTTCGGGTCGATGTAGCATCTGGTCGGGTGCGGCATGTGGTAGCGGAGCCCCTCCTTGATCACCTGCTCCTCCGGCTTCCCTTCCTCGGCCATCACGATCTGTTTTTCACGGTACCATTCCTCCATGGGCAGCATCAGGCATGTGCCGTAATTGAGCATCTGCAGTATGGCCTGCTTGAGTATTGCCGGGTAACCGAACTGCTGGGTCGTGACCCGGATGATGTCCGTCAGGATGCTGCCGATGACCCGCCCTTCCGGAGTCGAGTGGGCCGGCTCGAACTTGAACAGCGGAACCAGGTTGCGATCGTTGAACAGCTTGGCCCGGCGAATGGTGACGTAGGCTTTAACCAGCGGAACAATCACCTGGAAGAAGGCCGGGATATCCAGGACCTGTCGGGTGCAGCCGCTGGAGTCGACCGTTTCAGTCAGGATCTCGTTGAACCCGACATTCCAGCGTTTAAGCGCGTCGATGATCTCGGACGTTTCATGTTTGCGGCTGAGAATGTTCTGGACGATGGTCGGCGACAGCTGGTTGAACGGCGCGTCGTAAGCCAGGTCGACGGCATACCAGATGGCGTGATCCTTGAGCCCAGCCCACATGCCGTCCTTGATCCTGTCCCGGATAAGATCGCGCAGCCGCTCGCGCTTTTCGTTCTTTCCAGTGCCTGTCCAGTAGGCTTTGAGCTTGTCATGGCTCAGCCCGTGCGACTCGAATATCTTTGGGTGGGACATAGATCAGATCAGAATGAAACAGTTCTTGCGCGCTTTCTCGTAAGCCAGTTTTTGCGCGAGGCTGTATTCCTGTTGCCTGGTTAGCGTCGCCTTGACTGACACTTCTATTTTTGGGTGGACCATTATCCCGCGGCAATCAATGCTTTTTCCGGAACTCATGGAATGATCCAGGATCGTCATGGTCTTGCCGGTGGCCGACGATCTAAGCCTCAAGTTGTCGCAGTCCAGGCGCAGCCTATAAGTTCCATCCGGGTTCATGGTCAGGGAATGGCGAATCCTGCGCGACGGTCTGCGGGTTACCCGCCCGCTTTGCCTCGACTGCGCCCAACCAGGATCATCAGCGCCGGGTTCCCGTTCCCGGCCTTGGATTTTGGGGGCGCACTCTCCGTTTCTTCGCCCTCCATTTCAACTTCGGATTCCTCCTCCATCCCGCCCTCCCCATAATCCGAGATGCCGTCAACGGTGAATTCGGTCATGGACCCCGAGGTTGGACCCATGGTTACATTCAGCGTGATTTGATATTTGCCGCCCTCTTTCCAGCCACCAACGACATCAGCAGCATCAGGATCGGCAGTGTCCAGCATAAGCTTGCTTGCCATGACTTTACATTGGGCTGAATGAAAACTAAGATCAAGCCAAATGCCTACCAGTCCAGAAGGCTATTGGGTTCCGATTAGCAGCGTCAAGCAACTGCAGATCTTCAACGATTACCACCGGTTCCTGCTGATTTCAGGCCCGAAAAAGTCCGGGAAAACCCTGGGGTGCGCCGACAAGGTCCTCCGGCACGCCTGGGAAACCGACCGGGCGAGGGTGGGCGTGTTCGCCAAAACCGTCAAGCTGGCCGTGGATGGCGGCTGCTGGACCGATTTAACGGACAGCCTGATGCAGGAATGGATCCCGGCCGATATGGGGATGACGATTGTTACCCCTCCGAAGGTTGACGGCCGGACCAGGCAAACCTACTTCGAAGTCAGCAACGTGCACGGGACCGTGTCTCGGATCGTGCTGAACTCACTGGACTACGACGACGACATCGAGACCGTGATCAGGGGAAAACGCTACAGCATGATCTGGTTCAATGAGCTGAGCAATTTCAGGTCGCGCAAGGTTTTCGACATCTCCATTGACCAGCTCCGGTGCGTGCATCTGCCCTACACCGCCCACCAATGGATGGGTGACACCAACCCGGCGGACGAGGGGGATTTGAGCTGGATTTACAAGCTGTGGTACGGCGAGCGCGCGGACGACGATCACGCCGACCCGAAGTTCCGGGATGAGCTTGGCCTGATCGAAGTCATGATCCCGGAAAACCCGTTCTTGAGCGAGCAGGAGCGGAGCATTCTCACGGCAACATTCAGGCATGACCCGGACATGTACTCGCGCTATATCGAGGGCAAATGGACATCGTCATCGGCCAACTCGCATTTCGCGGATGTGTTCCGCAGCGACCTGCATGTGATCGGGGAAGCGACTGGGCCCAGGCAGGAAGAGTGGGACATTCTGTTGCCGGAAGAGAACTGCATCGAGCTGATCACGGGCTGGGACATCGGATCGATCAACCACGCCATATCGTTCATCGAGCCGGTCATGAGCAAGGGAAGGCTAATCTACAAGGTCCTGGATGAGATTGTCATCCTGGAACAAAAGATAAGCCTGAGCGATCTGACCGACATGGCCATGGAAAAGATGGATTATTGGGAGGCCCAGATCGGCAAGGACATCAAATGGCGGCACTGGAGCGACAAGAGTTCGTTCGACCAGTACCGGCCGGCGGCAGAGATCTACGATTACATGCAGATCAACGTCTCCAGCCGGGGCAGGATCATGCTCGTGGCTGCGCCCAAATGGAAGGACAGCATCCGGGACAGGATCAACATGACCAGGAAACTGCTTTACGAAGACCGGCTGGTGGTGTCGATCTTGTGCGAGCAGACAGTGGCCATGTTCAAAGGATTGCGGAAAGGGAACACCATGGCGAACTTTGTCGACCGATCGTCCAGGTTCAAGCACATCTTCGACGCCATGACTTACCCGATCCTGGCTGAGAGCCCGCGCGATTTCCTGGAGAACCCGATCAAGACGGGTAAGGCCAGGAAACCGGTTGTGGTCATGGCGTGATCATTTGTTGACCTGGATGGCCACATTGAATCCCGGCGGGGGCGCTTTGTTGGAATGGCTGGGCTTGGGCGGGGCGGCCAGCATCCGTTCCATTTTCAAGTTCAGCTCCACGGAGTCGTTTTCCGTCCGGGCGATCAGGTTCAGGGCCTGGGCAGCCGCGATCCTGGCGCTGGTGCCGTCCATTTCAACGCCGTTCTTGTCCAACACAGGAACATCGCCCTCGGTTATCTTGAGCATGACATCGCGCGCGCGTTCCAGGGCTTCCAGCCGGGACGCCATCTTGCCGCGGGCGACATCCAGCAGGCCGCATTGCCTCAGGTATCTGCCCAGGATGGCGAATTTCCTGACCCGATGGAAGTTCACGATGCTCATCCCGGCTTCCCGGACGGCCTCCATGGCCTCAGCCTCGGTGATTTCCGGGAGCGACTCGGGCTGTTTGTAGTCCGGGGTCACATCAACGGCGGTGTCAATGTTCCCGGATCCAGGCGTCAGCAGGGCGATGTCATTCATGGTTCCGGATAGAATTTCTTAATGGTGAACCCGAACTTTCGAGTTGTGACCTGCGGATGGCGCGTTTCCAGTATCTTTTTGCCGCGCCAGTGCCAGACATTCCTGTTCGGGTAAACGCAGCATTGGCCGTGGACCTTGACTTCCTCGTTCGTGACAACCCGGCCCTCGATTTCCTCGATCCGCTCGACGAGGGCGCGCTCCACGGCCATGGCATACCCATTGATCACGACGCCGAACACGGATTGGAAAGCTTCAAACTGCTGGCCCGTTAAGATGTTCCGGCCATCCCATTTCTCCGTCTGTGTTTTCATAAAGCCAACAACTGGCGTCCGGAATGAATGCCTTCAGGTCCATGAGGCAGAAGCATCCGGCGGCTTCAACCGTTTTTGTCCGAGGATTGTGCCATATCTTCGGGCCGCCTGCCCAGCCACAACTGAGGAGCGGGCGGTGGAAGAGAGGGCATCTCCGGCACTGTCTCAGTCTTTGCGCGGCGCGATCCCTCAGTGATCTGTCCGCGGATCTGATCATCGTCAGCGCATACCACAACGGGCGTGTCCCCATCAGCGGGAGCCGCAGGCAGCACATGACCTTCCGGCACCCATGGCAGGAGTATTTTGCCTCCCAAAGCCCCGCCATCATCAACCGCCCCACAAGGTTCAGACGTCTGATCGATCCAATAACGAATCGCCTCCAGGGCTTCCTTGCGCCTGCCAACGATCGATTTCCTGACATGTTCGGCATATCCTGGCTTTTCCAGTTTGTTCATTCGCCTCAGCTCAACCTGGTCGAAAGCCGAATTCAGCTCCGGGGAAGGGATCGCCTCGACAATCCATCGGATGGTATGTTTCTTCCGATCCACGGAAAGCAGGATGCTGTTGATGAGGTTGTGCAGGAACCCGATGCCGAGCAGGTAATCCCTGAGCCGGCTGGATATCCTGAATTTCCTGAACCCGTAAGCCGCCCTGGGGAACGCGCTCAGCATGATGCTTTTCCAGTTCGGCCGGTATGGAAGCGGGACGAGCCGGATGAATCCAAGATCCACAATCCGGTTTTCTTCAGCCAAACGCCGGGCGACCTGATTGCACAGAACGCGCCAGATCAATTTCATGTTCGTCCAGGTAGTCAGTTGGGTGTCCCGGAAAACGCTGCGCAAAAGCCGCTCGGAATCGCTCAGGTAATCCCCGTCGACTTCCCCCGGGCTTTCGCGGTCCGGCTCCAGCTGGCCAATCGGGCGATGGTAATATTCCGGGGTGACACCGTCGGCTTTGAGCGCCACCAACGGAAGCGAGTCGTAGTCGATGTAGTACCATCCTTCGTGAATCCGCTCGGACGCATCCTTCATGACCGGGTTGAACTTCTCCCAGGTTGCGGACAGGAGGTTCACCGCGGGCCGGCAGCGCCACCGTTTCCGACCGTCATCGAATAGGAGCGGCTCGGCGAATATCGGCACGGCCCAATCCTTGCGGCTGACGACCCAGAGCTGGATGTCGCCGTCGGATTTAAACCTGGATTTCATCTGGGATTCTTGCTTAGCTCGACGAACATGGAATCGCGCGGACCATCAAATGAGACGTTGGCTGCAATGGTGTCAATAGTCAATGCGATGTCGAACGACACTTACCGGCCGCCAAAACGACCCCCGTCAAACGTTTGCATCGCCTGCCTGAAGACATTCGGCAAACCGCTCCGCAAGGACCAGCCCATGAACCGCCAAGTCTGCGCATCATGCAAGAAGGAGCTTGAATCTGGCGCAGTAATTTTCGTTACGGACGACTCCAGGATGGCCGTTGTCAGGCCGAAAACAGACGAAGCCAAGTCGCGAATGGAGAAGTACTTGGGCAAGATAGTCCGCATCCCGGTGAGCTTCATGAATCAACTCGACCAAAAGGGCTTGACTTAATTAGCGGTTATGCGATAGTTGCGGCATGAACGTGTTCGTGCACCGCAAGCAAAACCTGGGTAAGGTCCACATCGGCATGCCTTTGGGAAGGAACATTCCTGAGGCTACTCTGTGCGGTGTGCCGCTGAAAAATTCACGAAGGCTGCAGGTGACGTTTCTTGAACCCGACTGCAAGAATTGCATCCACGAGAAATCCCGATTGGAGCATGGTCGATTGGACAAAACAGAACATCCAGCTGGCCGCGGAATTCGGTCTTACACCGGAGCGTATTCGGCAACTGCGTATGAAGCATGGCACCGAAAAGCCAAAAACCTATCGCAGGCGTCGGAGGGTGCTGGCAATTGAGCAGTTGATTGCGGAGCAGGGGCCGAATCTGAACGGAAAAACCGTGATCCAAATTGCCAAAGTGCTGAAGACTGTCCCAAACCGAAGCTTGCGCAACCTATTGAAATTAAATGGGGTGCGCGTGGCCCACGGATTGCGCATCCGATCGTTCAACCGCATGAATTGGGAATTGCCAAACAAGATTCTGGATTCGATCTGGGACATGCCCCCGGGAACAGCCGCCAGGGAAAGGGATAGGCTGGGGGTTGGGCCGGCGAGATGGGGTTCCGGACATGGGCCGGCGGGCAGCTTGAACCTGAACGACATTGTGGGGCTGGAACACGCAATGGAAATGGAAAGGAAAAAGAAACCCAATGAATTCGAGAGTGGAACTGATGGAGCAGGAAACCCCGACGGGACCCCGCCTCTTCCTGAAGATTGGATCGCAAGCGGTATGCATTAGCGAAGCCGCAGGCAATACTGACGACCTGCGCTCCGTTCTCCGGAAAGTGGTCAACCTGATCAACTCTGAGCCGGAGGAAGTGGAATACAACCCGACGTTTCTCCGGCCAGGAACAGCGCTGCCCCGAAGCCGGGATGACGCGATTCAATGGGCGAGCATGGAGGCTGTCCCGGCCTGGTTCGCGGAGAGAGTCTATCACCAATGCGAAGGGCGCGGCTGGTCCGATGGTGCCGGCCGGCCGATAACCAACTGGCGCAACCATGTCCGCTACCGCTACATCAGTTCCGGTTCCCCGGCGCAACCCAAGGAAACTCAGCCTCAACAGACCGTCTGGGAGCTGCAAACCAGGATGGAAATGATCGAGGATGAGATCGAAAAAATCACCGACCAGGAACGACTGGGGTCACATCGCTACCGAACCGCGGATGGGGAGCTAACTGATGAGTGGCGGGAGTATCTGGCAAAGCTTCGGCTTGAACTGCGCCAGATCAAATCCGCACTGATCGGCATTCCGCGACCTAAATGATCAGGCTGGCGGACTGGAATCATCCGGTTTCGAGAACTGCTTTTTGATCTGATGCAGCCCGACCGACAGGCCGCCAATGCAGATTCCAACCAGCACTTTATAAGCTACCGGACTGACGCAATTCACATTTAGTTCCGAGGCGGACGCAATCAACGGATATGCTATGCCAGCGAACGCCATTACTATTACCGGCAGCCACCGGTTAACCGCTCCTCCAGTTGAAGCCTTAAGTCCGGCAGCAAACACATTGCACACCAAAGCCAGCAGGATTGGAGCGCCCAAACTGGTTATGTCATTGATCGCAGGCGTGGGTTCCATGTTGTGTTGTTAGTTTTTTTGGCCTGGGGAATTTCCTGCGCATCGAGCCCTGTTGATCTGGATTCATGGCCGTTGGGGATCGCTGGCGATATGCCCTGTGAGCAGCAGGCGAATCTCAGTCAATTCCTTGTGCATGTCGTCCAACTTGGCGTCAACTGAGGTTTCCCTGGTGACGGCTGCCGGCTGCCTGGACTCAATGATGGCCGTGCCTGATTTCAGAGCGAACAACGTGACTGTGACCCACGTTCCCCACCCGATCAAGAGCAGAAGAAACGGCCCCACCAGAGCAAGCGTTGCCTTCAGGAGCATCACCCATGCCCCGCTCAAAACTAGCTGTTCTTCTTGCGGCATAATCACATCCCCCGGATGGTTGTGGCGTTGAGGCGTACTGAAGTTGCTCTAGCCACGTTGGCAGGTTCCGATCCATCCTCACTTTCCGCAATCTCCGCAATTTCTGATTCACTCAAAGATTCGGTGTAAATCATCACGTCGTCAATAACACCATTCATCCAGGCATGGTTTGGATAGTCGGTCCCGGACTCGTTCTCCATTAGATATGTGCCAGCATGCGTGTGGCAACCTATCCCGATCCAAGGATGACCGGCGGCATCTCCTCCAACTCCAATGGATAAGTTTGTGAGTGCAGAGGACACATCTCTCGATTCAATAAGGCTGCCGTCAAAGTAAATTGTAGCAATTCCGTTCGACCACGTTGCCGCGTAGTGGTGCCAGTTGGTTGTGTCTCCCCTCGGGGCATAATCAGGAAAGTCCAACTCTATCCAGGTAGTCGCATTCGTCTTGATGCAGAACTTCGTATTGGATGACGTTTCCCTACCTAAAGTCCAGGAACCGGGAACACTGGCACTCATTCCCGCGCTCATAAGTTCCGCGTTTTGATCCCACATGTAGTCATGGTTTATGCTCTCATAGTATCGTGCCCAACAGGTCAATGTCATTGTGCTGACGTTCGTTAATCCGTGAGCCTCGGTTATCGCCACATAGTCCCCCTCCTTCCCGGTGTCACTCCAATCTGTTCCATTGTACCAAGTGAACTCGGCGCAGTAACCGTTCGAGTGCGACCCAGGTGTTGTGTTACACGCTACCCTGGCCGGCCAGTTGCTGGATATTGGTGTTTCCGGTTTTCCTCCCCGTATTCCATTGGTGAACAGCCATCCGTAGTTTGTGGTGTATCCGAGCGTGTCAAAGGAGTCCTCGAAGGTGAAATGAACCTGCAGAGTGCCGGATTGGTAGGCTCCAACATCCCAGTTCCCTGCAGCTGGCCTGGGATTGCCTTCGATGTCGGACATGAGCCCAGGAGATGTGTCCGACCAGGATGATAGGTTGGTTCCGAAATACCTGCAGGCAATGTCATGTCGCACGGGCATGAAGAATGCCGAAGATACATTGGACAGGGACGGATCACCAACGCTGCTCGCAAATCCATCCCATGCCATGCGGTTGCTCAATCCAGACGCTACGAAGTAACCATCGGGAGTGTAGAGCGTCAGCGCGGACGATACTTCGATATTCGTTCTCGGACCCCGAAAGACATTTCGATCAAGCATCACGTATGGCGGAAACCAGTTCGTGGTTGGTGCCCTGACGCTCATGACGCATCCGCCAGGCATGGTGCTGTCAGGATTCCAAAACAGATTGTTGGCGAAGACCACATTGGTCAGAAAACAGTTTGTGACCACATCAGTCCTGCGGCCGAGGGACGATGCCGTTCCAATGTACTTAAAAGTGTTGTTGGCCACCAGATAGTCTTTCACTGTGAACGAATCATATCTGTAGGACGGGGCAGCATCGCCTGAGATTGTTTGCTGGAAACATCCCGATGAATTGTCGAGTATGTCTATATACATCACGTTGTTATAAACTCTCCAGGCTTCAGCGAACGACTGTTCCGGGGTCACATCTCCGAGAACCTCTCCGCAGATGTTCGGATACAGTTCATGGGTGATGATGTCGTGTAGGTAGTTGTTGTAAACTCTGATGTAGGAAGAGCACTGAAGCTGAACGCAGTCTTGATCTCCCCTGCCCCAACCGGAATGCCACATGAAGATGTCGTTATTGTAGATGTCGAATCCGCTGCCACCAAACTCGATCCCGTCATCTCCGTTCGTGCAAATGAGATTGTGGTGAACCGAAACCCTTCCATAACCATCCTGGGAATTCGGTATGCTGCCAGTGATTCCGTCGCCACGATTGTCGTGAATGTAGCAGAAGGAAACTTCGCAGTCCGTGGGGTTGGTGTTGTTGGATTTTGTTATGTTGTAGTAAATGCCATTTATGGCCGCACGCTTGATGTCTGAGTATGATGCCAGATAGCCGGCATTGCATATCTCTGTCCATCGAACCTTGTTCCCCGTGCTGGTGAAAATCGTTATGGCATTATCGTTGTCATTTGGCTCAACCCTGAATCCTATATTCGTGGTTGGAAGATTCTTTCCATGAGAACAAGTCACATCATTGAACCGCGATCCGTCAATCATGATGTTCGTCCTGTACTCTGGGAGTTTTATGTGAGTAAAAACGGAAACACCCGACTCAGGACCGTTCGTCGCTGCCCTGAAAGCCAGATCGGAACCTGGAACTCCGCTCTTCCAAATATACAGCATGTTGTTGTAGGTGCTTGTCCCGCCTCCTCCGCTTATGAATACCGTGTGACCATTGGACAGCTTTGGCCAGTTTATGGATCCTATCCCAGTCCAAGCATCCGCCCAGTTCGTTCCGGTATTATTCCCGTTGGTAGCTCCCAGTGAAACGTACCAGTTGGTGGTCGGATCCGTGACGGCATTGGGCATTCGAACATGCTGAGTCAGCCACGGAGACATTCCCACAGAATTACTGGAACAGATCCGATACCACACGTTCGACCCGGCAACCAGCCCAGTGCTGTCCGTGGTGTTGTATCCGCTTGCATCTGGATCGGCTGCGATGCCGTAGTAGTTCGTTATCCAATAGACTCCTGCATCGAACGATTTGTCCACTCGGAACCCAAGGTCCGTCCCCCTTTGCGGTCTCCATTGATACCTCAACTGTCCAGCCGATTCAGTCGTAAAGCAGGAGAAGGAATAGGGACCGAGCGGGGCGGCCCATGGGGTGACTGATGATGGGATCAGGTTTCCAGCTCCCTCGCCCAAGCCGATCTTGTATGCCCGGACACGATAGTGATAGGTGATCCCTTCAAGTATTCCCGAATCGTTCGTGTATATCCCATTCCCCCACACCAAGTTTCCAGCTGAATTCGTAGATGCCTTGACAGCGCCGATGTAGTATCTAACGCTGTCCGACCAATTGGTGTCCGTGGCGCGTTCGATTACATTGCTGTCCACGGTGGTCGATCTGTTTTCCCACTCGATGACGACCACGTTGGAACTGATGGCCCACAGTCCTATCGCATCGTTGGCCAGGACGACGGAGGCGAAGGAGGTATTCGTGCTGTAGTTGGTTCCATTTGCGTTATATGCTGCCACCCTATAATACCACAGCTGATCGACCGTCTGGCTGAATGTTGGCCAGATGTTTGAAACCACTAACCCAACGTGCACGAACGAAACCCCTCCATTCGTGCTAACTTCGAATTTGAACCCTAGCTCGTCGGACGAATTGTCATCCCAAAGCCAGGTGCAAGCAACAATATTTCGACCTTGGTCATAATTGACGTTTCGGTCCTGGTAATGGAGATTTGCCGGCGCTATTGGTCCTGCCGCAAATAGCGACTGGACTACGAACAAAAACAGTATTCCAAAACGCATGTTCATGGAATGGCTATGGATAGCTCTGATATAGTTCCAATATTGCCGCCGGCCCCAGGACGGCATCATACAGCCTGAAGTCATCCATATACCCGGTGAATTTGGTCGAGGATGAATTGTGCTCCCGTCCGATCCACGGAGTTAATGCGGGAGGGATTATAACCAATCCAAACCCATCGGTTTTAGCGGCAGCTTTCCCGCAGGCAACTCCGTTCGTGTAAAACATGACGTTCGTCGCGTAATGAGGACCAGTTGTCAATGCGTTCGGATCAGTGAAGGTTAAGGCAATATGCGTCCATGTGTTGCTTGGAAGCACTGTATAGCTTGAACTAACTGTGATATTAGTTGGCTTTGGATCGTTGGCATTCGTCCTGTAATATGCTGTGAATGACATGTTTGAATAGGTGCCAGTATCGAGTTTGAATCCAGTGGCAGTCGTCACATCGTCAGCACAGAGCAATCCCCACGCCCCAACACCAAGCGGGTTAACCCACGCCGCGACCGTGAATCCCGACACCATGTAATTCGTGGTCGCAAGGTTTTGGGGGATGTTGATCACGTAATTGCTAGTTCCGTTGAAAAAGGCGCAGCCATTCGCTTTGCCGGTCGCATAATAGACAACGCTGGTCGTAATTGTGTTTCCAGCAATCGTGTAGATGGATCCATTCAGGGCGTTAGTCCAGGTCTGCTTATCTGTCACATTGGTTTCTCCAGTTCCGCCCATGTCTCCAATGTCGAATGTGTAATAAGCAATCAGATTGGTTATCTGAGTGGTGGGATAATCCGTGGCATCGTTGTCAGTGATAGTTGCTACCATCTGCGTTGGGCTTCCCCAGTTGCCATTGGTAAGGTTCTGGAGAAGGTTGGTGAAGTAATGGTCGTCCTCATCGTCTGCATCGTCCACGATCACGATTGGCACCTCGTAGAGCGCGTTGCTGTTGGCGGTCCATGTTAGTAGCAGGTTGGTTGGCGCATAATCCTCCGGGTCGGTGGCCGTGCCTTCCAACGTCTGCAGCTCAACGAAGACATCGCCGTTCGTGCCGTTGAGCCTCTGGACGTAGATGTTGATGGTTCCACCGTCCTCGGCGACCGTATAGGTGATATTGCTGATCTGGACGATGCCCGCGTAATCGTTGGTGTCGTTGATTGTAATGGTCTTGTTGGTCGTGGTGCCGTAGGCTGCCAGTGTGATGTTGCTCATCCAGACCCCAAACTCCTCGTTGACTTCAAAGACGGCATCATTTACCAGCAGGATTGGAACCGTCTTTGGGCCATCCTCCTGGTCTGCCCAGGTAACCAAGGCGTTGGTTGCAATGTAATCATCAACGGCGACAGCGGAATCGGCGTCAGTCATTAAGTTGACAGTCGCCTCCCCGTCTTTCCCGTTCAACCGCATGAGCTGGATGTCGATTGTCCCGTCTCCCTCCTCGGCCAGGTAGGTGATGTTGGAAATCTGGATCAACCCGGCAATCGGGTTCGTGCCAGCCAGGGAATTCGTAAAGGCGATGCGCGGCTGGAAGTCCTGCGGCCAGTATGCAATAAGGTTGGCCCCAAAGAACCCACTCTTAACCTCCAGGAGATCGAGCGCGTTGGCTGTGGCCGTTACCTGGATGAGCGCATTGGTTTGTAGTGAACCACCAGCAACCTTGATGGATTCTATAGTATGCGCTCCGTTTGTATCCTGCTGGAAATAGACCAGCGCATTCGCTATCCCAAGTTCGGCGTTGGTGAAGATGATGTGGGTGTTGGTAAGCAGATGGACTTTGAAAACATTCGCCACCTCCAAGTTTAGATGGACTAGATTAGTGGTGGAAACGATCACGTTCGTCTCCCCGTATCTGACCTTGTTCGTGACGTACAGCCTTGGGAGATCAGAGCTGCCGGCGACAGGATTCGGAGCGGTCAGAGTCACGAAGTTCGTTCCACCGTCCGTCGTGACTCCGATGGTCATGTTTCCGCCGTTGATGAAGGTCAGGTCCGCGTTTCCAGAACCGATTCTAGTTCCGTTCACGTCCGTCACGGCATACAATCCATTCGTCCTGGCTCCAGTTCCAACTAGATTCGAGAGCACCAAAGATCCTGGCTGAAACGGTCCAGCGTTCGTCAGAGCTCCAGTAGTCACGATGTTGCTTAACACTAATGATCCGGGTTGGAACGGTCCTGAATTGGTTATCACTCCAGTCACTGCGGCGTTGCTCAAGATTAAGGATCCAGGCTGAAAGGGACCAGCGTTCGTGATTGCCCCTGTAGCAGATATGTTCGTCAGGATTGCGGATCCGAGTTGTGCGCGAAGATCAACTGCATTGCTCCAAGCAACTCCTCCTGCCGTGCTTGTCATCGCCAGGAACTGACCAACGGAGCCGTTAGTGAACATAGTGAGATTGCTGGAAGCATCGAAGATAGCCAACCCAGGAGTCACGTTCGACAATCCTAAACTTCCAACAGTAAGCGTGTTGAACGTCGCATTGGACAGGACCGTCAGATAATCCGTCTGGACATTCGTCGCCACAAGAATCCCATGCGCCGTTCCGTTGGTGCTGGAGACGTAGTTGTCCGCGACAGCCGCCGCATAATCTACCGCAAAGTTGGTGCTCGTCGCCGTAGCCTGTCCGTAGACAGTGTTCGTGGCAACGGTAATATCGTTGGTGGTGGCCGCAAGATACGCTGTGCCTCCAGCCCGGGAAACTAGCAGGGTATTGGTGAACGTGTTTTGGCCGGTGAAGATTTGGTCGTTCGCAAGGTAAGCGTTCCCAGCGATGGTGCTCGGCGCGACGAAGGTGGTGTGGCTGGGGTGGTTTGTCCCCATGCAGAAACGGATAATCGGACCCGTGCCGGTGGCGACATCCACCCTGAACCTCCGTTCCAGCCACAAGTTCGTCGTGGATGAAACGGTGGCGAACGGAACGACCCACGTGTAGAGGTTTGTCCCCGTAGTGATGTTCTGGCTTTGGCAGTAGCCGAGTTGGGTCCAGTTCGTCCTGTTGAAGCTGTAGTAGATTTCGGGATGGAGGGAGATAGACTTTCCATTTGCTGAGTTTGAGAGGCTGCAGTAGGCATTGACCACCGCTGGACCGATCAAGGTCGTGAACGACTGTGTCGCGATCATCGTCCCCACATACTGCCCGTTAGTTGGGTCAGCATAGGACTTTCGGTCTGAATCAGGAATGGTCGGGAGGAACGTATAGCTGAATAACTCGTCCAGATTGGTGCCGATGGTGCTCAGGTTGGGTGAGTCGTAGTAGAGAATCCCGCTCCGGGACATGATGGACCGCACCCAGGACGTGACAGGGAATTCGTCCCCGGCAGGGTTGTTCGAGGCTGTGGAAGAGGTAGACAGAAGAGGTGCCGTGAAGGTGT